ATGGCTTCTTCCATGCTGATCAGCATCCTGATCACCTTCCTGGTGATCGTGCTCGTGCTCTATCTCGTGCAGCGGCTGCCGCTCGACGGCCGCATCCGGCAAATCGTGCAGATCATCGTGATTCTGATCGGCATCGTGTCGCTGCTCAAATATCTGGCGGTGTTCTAGCCAGCCAGGCGTCTCTTCGGCGACGCCCTCGCAACAGGATATAGGCCGCGTTCTGCGCGGCCTTTATTTTTCCAGACGATAGGAGGGACTGGAGCGGGTGAAGGGAATCGAACCCTCGTATTCAGCTTGGAAGGCTCTTCCGAACTCAATGAAATCAATGGGCCGTGTCACTCGCCGCTCTGAAACGTGCCAGTTATTGCCGGTACGTTCTCATCCGTTTCACGGCCAGTTCGGGTTCTAAAAGCCTTTGGCTTTGGCGTAGGCGTTCGCCCTCGGCGCCAGTTTCTCGGGCGGCAGATTGGAGTAGATAGCGCCGCATTTATCGAACGCTGGCACCGATTCCTTCAACGTGCAGCCATGTCTCCGAACGATCGATTCGAGGAGCTTCCCGAGCGGACGATCGCCACCCGCTTCAATCATCCCAAGCTTGTCGTAGCGGACACTCAGCATGCAGGTGTCGCATGTCACCTCGATCTTCTCTTCCGGATATGCCGATAGCATTGAGGTCTGCAGGTCGATGCCCATAATCAGTTCTCCCCGCCCCTGGCACGCTTTGCCATCTCCATCCGCTCGTGCTCCTTGCGCGGCAGCCTGCAGTGTGGCTCTGGGATGCAAAGGGAGAAATTAAGGTTCTTTCGATCTCGGCCCGCTGCATCGCAAGCAGGGCAGAACACGAATGGCAGCAGTTCGTGTCGCAAGGTTCCCTGCTGCATACCGAGCGGCGACTTCCTTGCGACCTTCACCAGGTTCACCCGGCCGTTATGTCGACATCCATTGGTGCAGCAGTGAGCAAGGATCTCGTGGCCCGTGGCGAGAACGATGCCGACGGTGCCGATCGACAGAGGGAACGAGATTTCTGGAAGTTTGAGCTCCATAGCCATCACCTGCCAAGAATACGCTGCCGCTCGGGCGACATCTTCCGCGACACCGAGAGCAGAGTTGGATGTGGGCTGGGATGGGAAATCGAACCTGACACGAATGTGTTCGCTGTGGCATCGCGGGCATCGTAGGCGAGACGCCAGCATTGCGAGGGGAAACATCCGCCCTCGAGTCGCAACCAGTGTCATCATATCGAGTTGGCTGTTAAACTGGCACTCGCGGCTCCGTTTCATGCCTTGGTTTTGCGGCCCCTCGGCACAATACATCCTCACCCCGACAGAGTGGGTATAGGCGTCGCCAAGCGTCTCGATCTCCATGGGAACGAAAAAAGAACAAACTCAGCGACTCGTCAAGGAGATTGATAGCCGCTATTTTGCTCCGATGGCGAAGACTGTGCGCAAAATCGGTGTCGGCGATACCCTTACAATCCTGGTGAAAGTGATTGGCGCCGGCGTCGTTGACGGGCGGATCACAATCGAGCTCAATGGGCAGAAACAAACGATCCCCGAGGATTTGGAGGCGATCATTGACGTGACGCCTTATGACCCGTCCGATGTTTATAAGCGGGTGCGCTAGTCTGAAACGTAAAAAACCCGCCCCGGCGAACCGGAGCGGGCGAAGAATGGCCTGCCAGATGATGCTATGTGACCAATTGCAGCCATAGCCAGACGCCGACCAGCACATCGAGGCAGATGACCAGCGTGTAGAGGGTACGCTCTCCTGTCATGAGCGAACCTTGGCTAAGTGTTCGATGATCTGGGTAAGCGCCACGAGGATGCTGGCGACGGTGATGATGATCCACACAGACGTCTTGCCGAGCCAACCGAGGCGGCCGAGAACCCAGCTTATCTTGGTCCAGAGCTCGACCAGCTTGAAGCCCGCCGTGAATTTCTCGACGTCGAGTTTGAGAAACTGATCCAGACGAGATCGAGCTTCGGGTGTGAGATGGCCGCACCATATCAACGACTCCCTTTGCTTTGAATCCAACCGGTCCAGCCACAGGATGGTTTCATCGTCGAGATCACGTAGACGCAGCGGCACCGGTGGTTCTTCAGACATTGCCCCTCTCCCCAGCCTGCTACTTCAGTTCCGAACGCCGTTCGGCGCTGGCGTTGGTGTGTCGATCGCACTCTGCTCGGGTGTAGATGCCGACGGCGCACCCCGGCGCCATGGTGCGGTCGATCTTGTTCTGGTCGGAGATCGTCTTGCCTTGTGCGCCGGCCAGCGAGTTACCGATCGCTGCGCGGAACGTCGCGGCATCGTTGACGCGCGAAGTCGTACACCCCGCCAGCAGCAAGGCAGTCATCAAAAGACCGGCCGGCGTCACCGCCCTTGCGTATCGCATTCTGGTTTTCCTTCTGGATTTGCTCGCGGACCTCTTCGGCTCCGCGGTGCTTGATGAGCTCGTAGCCGCCCCAGGCAGCGCTCAGGGCGGCGGCGATGGCGAGCATGATGGTGATGACCTTCGCGACGGCAGGCGAGACGCCGAGCAGTCGTGCTCCGAGGAGAATGATGGCTGCCATCGCCCTACCCCTCCACGGCGCCGCGGATCTCGTTAACCGCCGCTACGATCTGGTGGCGAAGGCAGAGGAGCACGATCAGGACGACGATCAGCACCAGACCGCCGGCGAGAATGGCCTGCCAATCGGCGCCGAGGATGCCGCCGATGCCGAGCGCGCCGATGCCGCCGCCGCCGGTAAGCTTGGTCCACCAGTCGACCTTTTCCTTCACCTGCTGATCGACGGCGTCCGGGACGGTCGGCTTCTCGACCTCCTTCTCCTCGACCACCGGCGCCGCCTGAACATCGGAAGCCTGCAGAACTGGCGCTGTGAGCGCCACCAGCGCGTTGTGGAGCGCTGCGCGGGTGCGAGGACCCGGAACACCATCAACGAGCTTCACGCCGGCCTTCTTCTGGAATGCGATGATGTCATTCGGGCCGAAGCCGAGCATGACCAGCGCATAGCGGGCATACCACTTGATGCGATCGTCGAGCCCGTTCGTGCCGCCATTGACCTTGCGGGTGATCATTTCGATATCGCCCTGGTCGGCGTATCGGTTCAGGCCGCGCGTGTCCCAATACCAGATCGGGCCAAGGCCTTCCCACGGATCGGTCAGCATCGCGTCGGGATTCCTCTCGAAATCCGGTACAGGCACCGATGTGCCGGGCATTAGCTTGCGGCACCAGTCGCGGAAAGAGCGGGTGTTCGCGCGGCCAGTGATCTGGATACCGGTTCGTCCGCTGAACCTCTTGCCGTCACCTGGCTGAGTGTTGCCTAGATCCTTGCGCCCCTCATAACCTTTCTGGGCCTTCGTCGGCCCCCACACCTCGCGGTCATACGCGAACGCCCCGCTTTCGTGTGTAGTTTGGGCCAGATACTGCGCGAGGCGATGCGGCTGATCGAGGCCGGTCCCGTCGCCATAGTTCTGCAGCGCCACGACGACACTCGTGGCATTGTCGGTCTGGGCCTTGGTCATCTTGCCGACGACCGATCGAATAAGCGCGAGCGAAATCACCGCGCCGGCGGGCACGTTGTTCATGTGGGTTGTCCTTTCAGGATGGGCGCCCCGGCCGAGGCGCAAAGCACGGTGGCTACGCCCTACTGCGTGCGAAACAGCCGAGAAATTTGAGGATCAGTCTTTAGTGATCAGCCGAGGCCACTACCTGGCTCTCTGACCTGGGCATCAAGCACCAGAGCAGGCGCTTGGTTTTCTGCCACAGCGTTTCGAGGCGCTTGATTTCGACCTTCTGCGAGCCGTTGATGTTGCTGATGCGTGCATAGGCATCGGCACACAGGGGAATTTGAGTATTTCTCAGAAGGATGTCTCGGCCGTAGTCGGTATTGCCGGCATAGAGAGAGATCATGCGTTCGTCGTTTGCCCAAATTGACAAGTTAGAGCGCTTACCGCTCGCATTGACGCGAACGGTCAGATCGTAACCGTGACGGTAGGCAACCCGGCTCAATCATGCTTTAGGAATGAAACTACTCGACTGGCGGCTGCTTCTTGAGCAGACCGCCGAGACCATCCCGGTAAACGTTGATCAGCGACTTCAGAACGCCGAGCGCGGTAATGGCATTGAGGTCCGACCTTGGAAACCGCAAAGCAGAATGGTATTCTTCGCCCATGGCGGGACTGACAATCACCAAACCTGAGATTTTCATTTACTCAGCGATAGCATTCGCTGCGGTCGTCTCTTTCGGAGTGCTAAGGCCAACGGCTGAAGGCGACTACACAAGACCTACCAGGGTCGATGAAATGGGCAGCCCAGGCACCGAGATCAAGCGTACGATCGAACTTCAATCCCCCAATGAAGATATCGTCGACGCTGTCAACCGGAGCATCCATGCGCAGCAAGGTTTGTGCTCTACCCACGTGTTTCACCTCACGATCGAGCGAAACCGAAACACTGTCACCTACACTGCAACGATCGCCTGTTAGGCAATCAGACCTGCCAAGGCTTCCGCGATCGCGGGTATCAAACGAACCTTGTTCGCTGATGGTGTTGGATGAACTCCGTCAGGTATCTCAGTCAGATCAACGCCATACCATCTTGGGTAACTGTCAATCAGTCCGACGTTTTGGCTGAGTGCCAAGTCCCGATAGAGTTGATAATACGATGGCAAATTTGCTCTTATCGTCGCCGAGCTGGAAGATCCCACGACTGGGTTCATCGTCATAAGAAAGATCGCGCTAGACGGAGACGAGGCTTTAAGACTGTTCAGCAAGTTTATCGCGTCCGCTTGAGCGGCCGCCATCGTCTTGAGGCAGTCGTTCATCGAGAACTCGACTAAGATAACTTTCGCACGCATCGCAACAGTGGCTGCAACTCTGGCGATCCCGTCGGTAGTGTATCCTCCAGGAATACCGTGGTTGTAGGTTCGTATCTTTCGTGACTTTCCTGGCATCAGAGCTGCTTCCAAATCACTATGGAAACTCCTGGAAGCTCCACTACCAGCGGTTAGGCTCGTCCCCATCGTCGCAATGTCGAAAATCACATCAGACATAGGTATCACGACCGTCGTACCATCCCTGGGTGTACAGGTTGAAGGTGTTTGTTTGTGATGAATAGATAGATACTTGACGGGCTGTATTGGTCCAACAATTGACACGGCATGCACGCTGATCTGGCGACGCGCCTACCATCGCATGAACGTTCGTGACTACAGCGGCGCCGCGGTCTGGATCGGAAATTCCATAAAAGCCCAACGAAGGCTGCGCGGATGCCCCGATGAGCACCATTGCGATATCAGCCAAAACCTTGATCCCCGCAGGAACGGGAAGCGCAAAGTTCGCGGCTGTCCCAGCCGTCATTGCTTGCCCGCCAAAATCTGTTGCAGGCGCGATCCAGTGAAACCAACCGCCGTTCTGGCGAAATGCTCGAATGCCACCACTGCCATCGGTCATCACCGCGCCGATTCTGCGCTTTTGCGTATAGTTCGCAGGCATCGTTGGATTGGTCGCGCTTGTCGAAAACAAGGCATCAACCACACCTGTGTCAGGGCGTCGAATTAGCCATACATGATAGGTCGTGCTGTTGGCTTTTGCGCCGGTGTCCAGGCCGCCGTTGTTGTTACCTACCGCCCAAGTTGCATCCAGGCGCTTAGTAAGAGCCGTTCCGAGTTTTATCACCGCCGAAAGGTCAATAGCAGAAGCCTGGCCAATGCTTATGTCGATGTCATTTGTGGCGTCAGTGGCGTTGTTGGAGAGCGTTAGACCTTGCAGATGAGGAAAAACGATCCCGTCCACCGTGCTTTGACGAGCGAGTGGGAAACCGCCAGCTGTTGCGCCGTCGTGAACGACCGCAACCTTTTTGTCCGTATCGACCGACACCTCGCCGGCAGCACCTGTAAATGTGGCGTGCTGCACAGTGCTGCCCCTGCGCAGTTGAACTTGAGTGCTCATGCGATGCTCCCATAGTCGCGAATTTCGAAGGCTGGATCAGTTATGCTGCCGTAGTCGGCGACTGAAGCAAACGAAGCCGGGAAAGGGTCCCAGTCGAGGGCGTTGTCCTTCGGCTTTTTAGCGATGTTGTCGCGTAGTGCGATCCACAACGCGGGTTCACCCACTGCGTCATTGTCTTTGACGACGTCGTTCTTGAGGTATGAGATCCCTATCGCCCAGGTGCCCTGGTATGGCGTGCCAGAGGCGCCTTGGGAGCCGGTTTCGCCCTTGATGTTGATCGCATCGGCTATGCTCGTCACTAGACCGGTCGCGCCAACATATTGGCCAACAGGTGGTTTGGTTCCTTCCCCGCCGATCCAGTCGACTATCTGAATAACTTCTCGTGTTGCCCCGTCGACAATGATGGCTGGTTTCATTGACCAACCTTTGTAGCCCTGGACACCCTGTGGAACGCCAAAGGCGAGCTTGGGCGCGGTCGGAGTGCCTGTATTGACGACCGCCGCTGGCGTACCTGGAGGAAGGGTCGTTGTCGGATCAACCAGCACACTGACAGGAGGCCCCACTGGCCCGGTGATAGGCGACGCCACTGACCAGTCAGCAAGAGCACTGCTCTTCTTCACATAAAGCGCGGCTCGCCCGTCGCCGATGTCCGACACCAACACCTTGAAGTTCTTGGCGCTGGCGTCATAGGCGGCGCGAGCGGCGAGAGTTGGCACCTGGACATCAAAGGCGACACCCGTGACCAGATCAGCTTTGTCGATCAGCTCCATTGCGCCGGGGCCGGTGAAGATGGGCAGCTTTTCGAAATCACCGATCAACTCGGCCAGGGCGTCAAGATTGCCGCTCGCTAGACGGAGCATAAGGGTCTGAGCTGCAGCCGAGTAACGTTGGCCATCAGCCAGGAAGCGGATGCGTAGATTTTGACCCGCACCAGCGGCAATCGCAGGACACGGGTCCGAGAGCTTCCCAGAGTTTTCGCCCGTGATCTCTTCGACCAGAACGAAAGCGCCCTTCGCCGGGAGGAGGATCTGATCGCCTTTCCGAATGTCGGCCGACACCAGCGCCGAGCCTACGGTGGTGAAGTCCACCGAGCCCGCGGTCAGCGTGATCGTGCCGTCGGTGTAGTCGTCGCGAATGGCCATGTTATTCAGCCTTTCCCGCCCTTCAGGTGCTCGATCAGGGACTTCTGCTGATTGACCGTCGCGTTCAGGAGGTGGCGCTCGTTGGCCAGGATTAGATTGCGGTTGCGGTAGCAGGACAGCAGCCACTGCAGCTCGCCCAACTCGGCGATCGGGTCGATCTGCACGATTTGATGCCCAGCAGCGTCCTGCCCCGCTGGTGGCGTGGTTGGTTCGGTCATCGCAATGTCCTTGGATCAGTAGGTGTTGCCGTAGATGTTGTAGAAGATGCGCCGCGTGCCGCCCTTGTTGAAGATGCGCAGCGTCGAGAACGACGCTCCCACTACCTTGCCGTAGTAGTTGAAGGTCTGGGCCAGCGTCCCGTCGCTGCAGCTCAGCAAGATCAACGGATTGGCGCTGAACCCCCCGATGCCAATGTCGTAAGTGCCTGGGGCCGCGTCGATATATCCCGAGTACGGACTCGGCCGCATCGAAATACTGTCATCCCTGAACAGGAAGTCGTTTTCATCCGTCGATCGGATGTCTTTGCCCGGGCGAGAAACACGAAGGACGAATGCACCGCTGAGAAGCCCGGCATAGACGCGATCGACCATCAGAGGAGCCGGTTTTTGAAGACGACATAGGAGTAATTCATCGTGTTCCCGTAGACGTAGCCCGGAGAGACGACGAGGCGATCGTTGTAGATGAAGAAATTGTTATCCTTGGACTCGCTCTGGTCCACATCTTCATTCGAACGGATGAAGCAGTCCGAGAAATACCACGGCGACATGAAGCCAGGGGTTGCCGGCGGCGAGTTTGAGATGATCGCCATCGGCTCATAGCCGAGATCGGGAAAATTGATCGTGAAATCGTTGTAGAGGAACCGACCGAGCGGATCGGATGTGGATGTGGCCGATACGGTTCCAGAACCCTGCTGATGGATGCGCATGAACTGCCAATCCGAATTCAACAGGAATTTCGCGTTCTCCAGGGAGGCATCGTGGCCTGGGGCCGATACCCAGATGCCCATGCGGCCGTTTTTGAGACCTTGATGAACTCTCGACATTGACGGGCCTCAGAATGCGAAAATGACGTATCCGACCGTGTAGTAATAGGTCGACGAGCCCGTTGAGTATCGACAGGGCGTAGTCTCCCAATCGTAGGACGCCCGTGGGAGCCAATCGTTCAAAATGACTCGGTTGTTCGTCACCCGAGGGAAGTACCGATATCGATCGGATGGCGAAGCCTTGCTCCGGAACTGCGCCTTGAAAGGCTCGCCAGAAATCACCAGCGTGGGAGGGACGTTCGCTCCGCCGAGGCCATAGTACATCGACGGCAGCCGCACCCCGAACACGATAGCCGAAGGCGCGAAGCCCGCATCTGGGAAGCTGAAGGAATGCGTCCCACCAACACCTTCGTTCGTTGGCAAGACTTGAGTGCCCATGGCGATGATCGCGCCACCGAAAGCCCAATCGCTGTCGAAGATCTTGTCCGCATCGGCCAGCGCCGGGTTCGTGGCGTCCTTGCCGGGGCGAGATATGACGATGTTGTCGGCATCTCCCATTATCCGCGGGATCATTCGCTGATCACCCAATACTTGTTGTTGAGGTCGATCTTGAACTTCCCGTCCGTCGACTGCAGCACACCCGCGTTGACCGTGCCGATGTTGGCCACATTCAGGTAGGCGCCGTTGGCATCGAACAGGAACACGTTGGCAGTCTGTCCCGATCCAGACATGAAGATCGTCTGATCCGCGACAAATACGGTGCGAGACTGCCCAGGCTTGGCATCGAGGAAGAAGCTGGACGTTGACCAGGTATCCCCTGATCCGGTCTTGACCTGCACACCCCAGCGAGCCCAGCCCCCGCCGGGGCTAGATTGCGCCTCGCCCCTGACATTGACGCTGGAGATGACGCCATCAACTTCTGTCTCGAGGGCACTGATGGCGGTGGCATGCGCCGAGAGAACGCCGTCGACCGTGTCAACCCTGGTGGACAGCGACGTCACGGCCTGCGCGACAGCCGGTAGACCCGTGACAGGATCGAACACCTCGGCTCGAAGCTCCTCGACGCTGAGCGCCAGTGCGGAGTTCGGTCCGGTAGCTGTGATGATCGACTTCCGAACATAGGCCCGGTTGTTCTGGGTCGTCGAAGCAGCTTCCTGCCGTAGGGTCTGCTTGTCGGTGTAGTTCGTCATCGACTGGTCAGCGACCAGCGCAGATACGGCGCGCAGCTCCTCAAGCGCATCGCGAAGGCTACCAGACACCCACTGTTGGTAAGCGCGGACGTCGGCCGCCAGTCTTTCGATGTCGACCGGGTAAAGGTCGCGCATCCAGACCTTGGGCGTCTTGACCGCGAGCCAGGTGGACCAGTCCGTTCGACGAGATGAGAACGGGATGAAAAGGCCCCTCACCTCGTAGTCCTCGTCGGGCAGGAAGATGTTCTCCAGCACCCGTTGAACCGGATTGTCGTTCTTCGCCGGATCGCCGTACGGATAAACGCCGTCGACCTCGATGAAGGCCGAACCTGCAAACCGCACCTGAATGCGGACCATCTGGACGTCGTCGAGGTCGCCGGGATACCGGACAAGGATGCCCGGCATCTGCTTGCCGTTTTTGGTCGTCACATATGGCGCGACCTGCCAGCCAACGAAGGCTTGGATCGGAGGAACGATCGGCCCGAGGTTGCCGATGCTGTACGGCTTCTCGTCGGTCAGAGGGTTCCAGACGAAGTCGGCCGGATCGACTTCCTTCAGCGTGACATACTGGAGGAAATTGGAATCGCCCTCGACTTCAACAACGATGAACTTCTTGTCGGTGTAGCTGAACCTGCCCGACGTCCACGCCACGATGTCGTTGGGCTCCAAGAGCCATGCCTCGGGCGGCAGAACGATCTGGTGGACCCGAAACCGCCTGCTGTCCTCAACCGCAGCCTTGAGGAGGCGCTGAACCTGCAGAGCATAAGGCGTGTAGGGATACTGGATGCCCGACACAAGCCGTCGATCGTCATCCAACACCTCGAGGTCTTGGCGCATGTAGGCCGGAGCGTCCTTCGCCGCCCACTTTTCACCCGGCTCCGGATAGCTGGCCTGCGCGGCGTTGTAGGTGTTCTCGAGTCCAGGGAACGGATCGAAGCTCTGGCTCTCCGAGACGATGATCATCTCATCGGTGAAGGAGTAGATCGCAGCGCCCGGTGCCCCGACCGATACCTTGTAGATGCCTCCGATCTCAGCGATGCGCCCGTGGCAGCCCTTCATCAGGTCGTCAATGACGTCCGCCGGCTCCTGATCGACCTTGATCTCGGAACCGGCGCGAAACTGCGCCTCGGTGCCACCGGCAGAAAGCGGGATGCCCAGATCGCAGGCGTTCGCAGCCGCCATCCAGTTGGCGGCTGGCAATTGCCAGCCTTCGCATCGGCCACCCCAGACCCAATCCGTGCCCAGATAGATGCCGCGAAGCACGTTGTAGGCCTGGACGGCGTTGTTGTCAGACGGCTCCCAAGTCGACTGGTCCCACCAGCGATGAGAGCCGGAACCTCCAACGCTGCTGTCCTTGCGAAGGTCGTAAAGCCGAATGCCGGGGCTCTCGGCGATGTATTTCGGGTAGCTATTGAACAGATCTTCCTTGGCGCGTGCCGTCATGATGAGCACGGGCACGCCGCGGAAAATCATGTCGGACTGCCAAGGACGATCAGGATCGCTGCCGAACTTCGACAGGAGATAGCTGTCAGCCGTGGTTTGCGAGCCGTCGAGGAACCTCACCCAGAGATACGGGTTGCCATCCACCACAAACTCGGGAATTGGCCAGCCCTTCTCGTCCGGCATCGTTCCGGACATGTCGGGCAACGTGACCTTCTTGTCATCGACCCACAGCCCGCTCAGAGCCATAGGGAGGTCGCTGATCGAAATGACGCTCACCAGGTAGGCGTTCGGCGTCTTGTCGACGTTGCCCCACGTGTTGATGTATTCGAGCTGCCCCGCGGTGCCGAAGTGGCCCATGATGAAGGAAAGCGGATTGTCGCCGCCGACCTGCACCTGACCCGAAATGCCAGCTTGCTGGTTGGTCTTCTTTGACCTCGTGAGCAGCCCAATACCGACGCGCAGCGCAACGCCAAGGCCCCACTGCACGAGCTGGCCGATCAGGCCGCCACCGAAAAGCGACCCGATCGCACCGAAAATTCCCAGCAACGGCCCGGCATGGGCAAGCGTCACCCATGACAGCATGAACCATACGGTCCACGCCGCTAAGCGCAGGAGCTTCATGTCAGACCTGGTGGCTTGCTTTAGACCCGGAAAGCCCGAGCGGCGTTGAACAACGGGACCGTGCCCATACCGGTTTCGCCGAGCACGAGGATCATCTCGCCATTGACGATGCCGAGCGTGAAACCGAAGGCGTCGTCTTTCGGAATCGCCGCTATATCGCCCAGCGTGGCGCCGCCAACGAACGGCTCGCCATCAACGCCAGTGATTTCAGGAAGGTGCGCTCCGAGCATGTCGGCAAGATTGTCGAATCCCTTCCGCTTCATCATCTGCGCCGCACCTCTCGCCGTTTTGTAGGAGCCGCGATATTCCGCCGCGATATCGATATCCGTCATGGCCAGCACGGCGCCGGCCGCGAAATGCTCGGCACAGTTCTGTGACGCCCAATCAAACGCATTGCGCTTCACGGCGTCGACGAAGTCGTGAAGTCGAACAGCCCAATCCGGGCGGCGGGTTAGAGCAATCGTCATCCGGCCTTGCCCTTCTCTTTCGCCCACCAGACGTCGACATTGGCCACACCGGTGTAACGCCGCCCCCTGTCGTTCTGGCGCCGTTTCTGGGTCTCGTCCGACTTCTTGGCCGGGTTGGTGCGGGTGAGTTCGCGCGTAGTGCTGGCGATCTCTATGTCGATGCTACCCTCACCCCCGGTCGGAGGGGTGTCGGTTGGGGCCTTGTTGACCTTGCCGACGAAGTGAGGAAGCGCCTGGGCGACCACCTGACCTGTCTTAGGATTGAACAAGGCGCGATGGATTTCACAACGGGAACCGCGGATGTCGAAGCCTCGTGCCATGTTCAGTACAGTGGCGTGGATCTGAGACAGGGACACCTTCACGTTGCGGACTGTCAGGTCCGATGTGAGTGGGATGCGACCCATGCTGAGGATCGCACCATCCCCGACGAACGACCGCAATTCAGTCGTCCCGGTCTGGCCGCCGATCACGTAGATGTCGACAACGTCGAGGTCGTTCCAGAAACAGAACATCTGGCCGCCGATGCCGCTCAGGTTGCGGGCGTAGACGGTTAGAAGGTTACGCTCCTCGAACCCGTTCTCCGGCGCATTCCGGAGCGTGTCATAGGTATCGACGTCAACGCCGGTGCGCATGGCTCAGGTGTCCAGCGCCTCAAGCGCTTCATAATAGGGCGAACCTGGCTTCGTCTGTTCGAACACCCACTCATTGAACTCGCGGACATCACGAGCCAGATGCTCCAAGTCGACCGGATATTGATCGGTGAAGCGGATGCTTCCCTCGGCAAAGTCGATGACAGTCCCACCGTCACGCGCGCGAAGAACGCCAGCTTGGACGGTTTCACGAGGGCTAAACTTGCCGGGTGGAATGATCTCCCCTTCGAGTGGAACCTGCTTCGTCTCGGGAAGTGCGGGTAACACGACAGGAGCCACGCCAAGCATGGCGAGGAAGGAACGGCGGTTCATGAGATTATCTCCGTGTGTTTCGACTTCGCGGGTTGCTCATCACTGAGAGGATATGAGCGTGTAGGGATGTCTCTGCGACAGCGGCTTGGGCATCGAGCGTCGCAGTCGCCGCTTGCAGCGTGGTGATCTGGACGCGGTGTCGCCGAAGGACGCGTATAACCATCCAGACACACGCGAGGTTGATGGCACTCATCAGGGCCAAAGCACTCCCCAAGAGGTGGAGGTCGGACATGGCAAACCCCTAGATTTTCTGGAGCACGGAAAAGCTGATCTGGGTGGTCAGGATGTTCTCGGTGGAACTCACATCGACCGAACCAGGCTTGATGATGCACTTCATTGCCGGCTTGATCAGAGTGACACTGGCATTGACTGCTGCACCGGGGCGAACGAACGGAGTGACGTTGAACGCCGTGGTCGACCCGCCGCCCGTTGCCGTGACGTCTTCGGCGATGCGATGGAACGCCCGACGAGTCGGGCTGCTGCCGTAGTCGAATGCCAGGTCAGTGCCGGCCGCGAGTTTGTAACCAGCGGGCAGGCCTTTCAGGCTCATGGTCGCTGGAGTAGGCAGCGATGCGATCTGAACCGTTGCCGCACCCAGGATCGCTCCCGTCGGATCGTCTCGCGGCGCCCACTTTCTTGGATCGTAGAGGTAGAACGATCCCATCTGCTCGATCAGGACCGCGAGCTTAGCCTCGATCGACGCGGCATCATCGTGATACCACTCCCGAAGTGTGACATCGCCAACCCACAGAGACGGGGCCAGCTTCGCCTGAAGCACCTGCCCCGACCCCATTCCGGACAGCTCGCGATTGTCCTGAAGCTGCCATTTCGTGCGGCGGACACCGAGAGTGTCGGCGAAGGCCGCGAGCGACAACGGATAAGTAATGGCCATTATCGAGCCCGCGGGTCGCTGTTGATTTCGTGGACACGACGCGGAAGACTGTCGTCGTAGCTGCCGACGATCTGAAGCGTGTCTTTCCGAGCACCTTCACGGGCTTGGCCAACGATCTTCGCCTGCCACCCTTCCGGCATGATGAGCTTGATTGCGGTCTGACCAGCACTCTGCTTCATCGGCATTTTGGCTGCCGCGTCGAGCACATCCATGGTGCGGCCCATCTGGTCGCCGGTCAGGACCGATTCCCCCTCCTCCAGAACGGAGAGGAAGTTCTTCGGTCCAAGACCGCTGTCAGCCTGGACGCCAAACGAAAGTTTCCGCGTCTTCGGTCCGAACGAGACCATACCGGCCGAGGTCATAGCGCCGCCGCCGTCGAACAGGCCGACACTACCCCCACCACCACCGCCGCCGCCGAAGAGCCAGCCAAACAGCCCGCCGAGAAGGCCTCCACCGCCTCCGCCTGAAGCACCGCCACCCATGCTGAGCTGGACGATCGAGTTGACGAGCTGGTCCTCGATCTTGTCGATGACCTTGTCCAACACGTTCATGGCGATGTTGCCCCACTCCTCAAGGGAGATTTTGCCATCGTCCAAAGCGGAGCGGAGATCGGAGAATACGCCCTTCCAGATGTCCTTTTCGAGATTGATCGCCTGGAGCTTTTCCATCTCGGCGCGGATCGCCGCGATCTTGGGCGGGATCGCATCGCCAGATTGAGCAGCCTGGACGAAGGCGCGGATCTCGGTCTCGGCAATGCCGAACGAACGCGCGGTCTGGATCGTCTCCTGATCCAGTTCCGACATCGTCGAGATGATGTTGTCGGTCTTCAGCGCCTCGAGCTGGCGAACGAAGTTCGCATCAAATCCTGATTGAAGCGCTTCTTGGAAGGCCTTGAAACGATCGGGAATTTTGTCCAGATCGCCCGATGCGAGAGCGTCAACGATTTGCTTCAGCTCTTCGTCGGTGGCGCCGGCTGCTTGAGCAGTTGCGACCATCTTCTGCTGGAACTCGTCGAGCTGAGCGACAGCGGCATCCAGCTTCAGGTTCTTCAGCGCGTCGATGCGCTTCTGTACCTCTGGGTCGAGCGGAGGGATTTCCGTGATGGTCTTGTCGAGTGCCGCCGCGATCTGAGCATCCGAGACACCGCGAGCGTCGAGGCTGGGCCAGATGCCCCTGAGTTTCTTCGGATCGCCTTTCGACTGGCGCACCAGCTCGTTGAAGAGCCGATCCTGCATGTCCTTGTCGAAGAACTCGGTGCCGCTCAATCCGAGGCTTTTCATCAAGCCCTTGAGCGTGCTTCCCACGATCTGGTAGCGACCAACTGCCGACGAATTGAACTTGTTGTTCGGGTCGGCAAGCATCTGGCGCTGGATGGCCAAGACCTCATTCAGGGTCTTGTTAACCAGGTCGACCGGACCCCCGGTGTAGGCTCCGAAGCCAAGGGTCTCGTTATAGCCCCTGCCCTTGTCTGTTCCCTCGGTCAGGCCGACGAGATCCGAGAAACCCTTCTTGATCGCTTCGGTGATGTTCTCGGAGAACGACCCAAGAGCTTCGGGGTACATCCGGCGGTAGAGATCAGGGCTGAGGTTTTCATTCTCAACGCGGCCGAAACCGCGAAGTCGGTCACCCTTGGCCGCAGCGCCCACACCCTCGATCGACTTTGTTAGAGCATCAAACTTGCCGCGCGAGGCATCGGCTTGATCACCGGCACGCTGCAACTCGGCGATGAGCGGAGACAGGTTCGGGTTCGCCGCCACTAGCTCATCGGCAGCCTTGGCGAACTCTTCTGCCGAAATCTTGCCAGCAATGAACTTGTCGACAAGCTTGCCGAGCTCGACGTAACCGTCGCTGAAGGCGGTGCCAAGGTTGAATATGCCGCGACCGGCACGGTTGTAGACTTCGACAAAGTCCGCGAGGTTCTTTTCGATATCAATGCTGGTTTGCTGCGCGGCAACGGCGCGCTGAGCCTTTGTGGCTTTCTCGGCCTGATCCTCCAGAGCCTTGGCCACTTCCCGAACACCCCCAGCGGCACGCTGGGAGTAGTCGCCGGCCTTCTTGATGGCCTCGGCGTAGCGATCGGTGCGATCCTCGGCTTCCTGAGCTCGGGAGCTGGCGACATACATGATTGCGCCAAGGGCAATCAGGCCGGCGCCCCATGGCCCGCCGACGAAGGCCCAGGCCGAAGACGCAGCTCGACCAGCGGCTGCAAATGCCATGCCCGAGACTGAAGCGGACCGAAGAGCGGCACTGTATTGCGCCATGGCGGCGCTCTGGCGCTGCGAGGCGGCAAAATCAGCCGCTACAGCGGGCTGGAGGCCCGTGCGAACTCTGTTCTTGGTTGATGCAGACAGGTTGCCCGTCTTGGCCATCTCGACGGCAGCGCGAGTGGCAGCGAGCTGCTGGGCCGTCCTGTTGCGCTCCGCATTGGCGAGCTGGACCTCAGCCATGGCGGCCTGGACGGCTTCCAGCCTCGCCAGCCGCACTCCCGCGCCCCAAGCCTTCAACGTCTGGAGGCTACGCCCGCCGTATGCAGCCGCAACCAGAGTTCCGATGAGGATCAGCTTGTCCGCGATGCCTTCGAAGTTCTCGGCGATAGCGTTTAGAAGCGAGACAGTCGCGCGCGAGGATGCGTTGGCAGCGTTCGAGGTGCCAATGTACCGCATCAAGGCATTGTCAATCAGAACGAAGGCCTGACCGATCGTTTCCTGTGTGCCGGCGAACAGCTTGTCAATTTCGCCCGAGGCGTTCTTGAATGCCTTGATGACCACGCCGGCAGTGAGCTGGCCGGCGGATGCGATCTCGCGAAGCTTGCCGATGTCGCCATTGGTGATGTTGTCGGCCAGGAGTTGGCCCAGAGCCGGGTTCTCCAGCACGGACCGAAGCTCGTCGCCCTGCAGGCGGTTCGACGCGAGGCCTTGGCTGAGCTGGATCGAGGATTGCGCTGCTTCTACTGGCGTAGCGCCGCCGATCAGCATGGCCTTCTGGATCGTCTCAGTGGTGCGCAGCACATCGGACTGGCTGATGCCGAGCCGCTTCGACGCATTCGCCATGCGCGAGAAGAGGATGCCGGTTGCCTCATAGGAGGCCCGGCTGCGCTGGGCGACGTCGAAGATTTCCTTCTCGGTATCGCGGAGGTTGCCAGCTTCGCCCACAACGACGCGCAGGCGGTTTCCCACGGTCTTGTAGGTGTCGGAATACTCAATCGCGCCCTTCAGCGCGAAAGCACCGCCAATACCACCGCCAAGGGCCGACGCGGCCAGCAGAGCGCCCTTCAGCCGTTCCACACCCTTGCTGGCATTCAACGCCGACAGGGACAGTCTGGTGAAAGCTCGATTGTCGAGACGTGACAGGGTCGAGTTCAGGGTCAACAGCGACCGGTCCATTCCGGAAACGGAACGGGCGGTGCGAGCGCCGGTGGTTTCAACTGCCGACGCGAACTTATTGAGCCCCGCCACACCAGGCCCGAGCTCGGTCTGGAGCAGGACATTGATGCTCCCTACACGGGCTGCAGTGTTGGCCATGCTACGATCCGGCGATGACGTGGGTGGGAGCAGCCTTCAGCCGGTCGACGAACTCGCGGTACGTCGCTTTCCGTCTCGGCTCGATCAGCTTGTGGAGCGGCGGCATCTTGTCCGCGCGCTGCAGCTTGGCATTGAGGTAAGCAAGGGTGATCCCTTGCTTCATCTCGTCGGTCTTCACCTTGCCCGTGGCTTCGGCGTGCCGAATGATCTCCCGGGGAGAGAGATCGTAGTATTCATGAGGCTTCAGTCCTGACCGAACTGCAATCTCGACAAAACGCTCGCCAAAGCCTCTTCGCTTAAAGGGACGCCAGCCGTCTCGGCAGCCTCCTTGGCGTTCTCGACCGCGTCCTGAAGCTGTTTTTTCTGCGCCTCGATGACCTTCGCCATCAGTTCGGCGTACGTCTCGTTGGTCACGAGCAATGAGACGGCGTCCAGAACCGGCTGTGTCGCCTCGGTCCAATGGAACGGCAGCTCCTCGCTATCGTCCTCGAGGAGACGGACGGCCTTGCCGTCGGCGCCACGCTTCTTCAAGCCCATGCGGATGCAATGAAGCATCGTGCCGAGCCCGCGATTGTGAGCCGCGAGGTCGATCTTCTCGAAGAAGTCCGTGCCGAACTTCGCCTCGAGCTCTTCCCCCTCGGATAGCGTGAATAAGAAGAAGGCACCCTTCCCACCAGACGGGAAAGACACCTCCCCACGTTTCGGGTTGGCCATGGATCACCTGGTCAGATCGGGTAATAGGTCGGAGCGCCGGTCTTCTTGATCGAGACCGAGAACTTCATGACGCCGGCCACAGGGAAGGAATTGCCGACCTTGGTGACCAGCGCGGGGAACTGGGCGCCCTCAGTCTCGCCCGGGCCTTCGATGCGGAAATTGACCACCGCACCGAGCTTGCCTTTCAGGCCAGTCGCACGGTTGTGGGTAGGGTGGTTCGGGATGTAGTTGCACTCGAAGCTGATCTCATCGCCGTCGATCAGGTCGCCGATGTACTCCTTGCGCCGGCCGGGCGACTGATGGTTGGTGACTTCGATCTGGCCGATCGTGTCGCTGTTGTCGAAGTCGCCGAGTTCACCGATGACGGCAAACACTTCGGTGGGGGTGGCGCCGTCGCCCATCAGGATCTTGGCGCCGTAGCCGAGAGCGGCTTCGCTGTTCGGATTTGCCATTGTCAGTTCCTTTCCAACAAAAAACCCGCCTTGCGGCGGGTGGCGGATGCTTCAGTTTTCGTGAGGGCTACTCGCCGTCTTCGTCGTCGGCGCGTCGGACAGTCTTGCAGGTGTGGGTCTTGGCCTGGAACTCGTTGAACGTCGTGTCGTTGCAGCGCGAGCAAGACCACATCTTCTCACCGGCCCAGGTGACTTCGACCATTCCGCCAACAGGCTTGGTATTCTCAGCCTCCTTGGCGCTCATGTTCTGCTCGAAGGTTGCGAACTTCTCCGGCAGCGACGATTGTTTCTTCGTCATGGCGAGACCTTTCTGTAGAAGCTGGTGTAGGTGCTGGTGATCTCGAACACTTTGTTCGTGGCGTCGTAGCTGGACTTCGTCGACATCGCCTCGGTCAATTGAACTTCGATACCGCGCAATGTGCCGGTGAAGTTTTTGACCGTGTCATGAACCGCCTTAGCGAGCTGACTGGCGGCGGCTGACGTGTCCCCGCGGCTGATGAGGATTACCTCGGCGTCAACAACGCCGCTCGTACCCTGATGGGTGTAATCTTCGCCAGAATCGCCGAGCTGCAGCACCATGTTCGGCCGGAGATCACCTTGCGCCGCGACGAAGAGGTTATAGGTGCCCTTCATCTGAGAGTGCACCGCTGGCGTCGCCAAGAGCAAGCCACGGTAGACATCGAGAATTTCCATTCACTTGCCCCGATAACCCACTGAAGCAGCGAATTTAATCAAGCCCACACCGATCTCATCCGCCATGATCTTGATCGCGAGCTCATCGGTTGCCAAGTATGCCGGCTCAAGGAACGGCTTCGCATCGGCGCCGGGGTGCATCCTGTTGCGCTTCGGCTGCCAGTGTGGACGGGTGCCAAGCTCCACCAGGTGGGAGATGGCGACGCCCCTGCCCGTTGCCGACACGACCCACTGGCTGAGTGCCGAGCCCGATTTCAGAGCTCGGATCCTCATCGATCGAGAGAGGACGCCCCGCTTGTACGACTTGTTCTTCCGAAGGTTCGCCTTGCTGGCGTTCAGCATCGGGGTCAGCGCCTTGCGCGACGCTGCACCCACCTTGCCACGGGGAAACTGAGCAGCGCGACGGATCGCCCGCGCCGTCTCTTTCCATCCCGTGACCTTGGACATCAGCTCAGATCGAGCGCCATCACGGTCAGCAGAGCATTGCCGCCGGTATAGGTAATCGGGATTTGGCGCTGCGCATTGGTGTAAGAGCCGGCATCCCCGCCACGGAAGCGGATCGCCCCTTCGTCGCCGGCCGCAAGGACCAAGGTGCGCGTTGGAACGTCGACAGGACCGGCCCCAGGCAGATTGCCGGTGAGCTTGGTCGGCGCGATCGTCACAGTGATGGAGGAGGCGTGCCCATTTTCGAAGTGCAGCAGGATGTCGCCACCCGTGGACGGGACAGTGTCGCCTGCCGGGGTGGAAGCGACGCGCGTAACGACGGCGCCTTTGGCCGTCGGCTTGACCAGAGAGATCGCAGCCATGTCGAGTTCCTTTCTAAGCGGGGATGTCGATGGGAAGGTCGGCGAAGCGCCGCGTGATCAGTTTCACCTGCATCATTACGTCGTCTCGGCCGTCGTAATTCGGCATGACAGCCAGGATGTCGAAAACCTCACTGTCGGGCCGGATGACCGCGGGAGACGGGCCGTATTCGTGCGTGTCGTTGTAGATGAGGCGCATCTTCTCAACGACGCCTTCGAGTTCGAGGAAATCGCCGCGGATCGTGTGTGTCACAGCGGCCTGAAGCTCCTGACCGGCGAAGACCTCACGGCCCCGGTTCGGATTGATGGAGACCCACACCTGGCGGAATTCGACCCACGAAAACTGGTCTCCAAACTCACCGCTTTTTACGGTGTGCTGGATCAGCACCAGGTTCGGATGACGAGAGGGGATCATCAGTAGCCGCCGTTGATGGCTTCGTTGACGTTGATCACCCGATGTTCCTTTACGAGCTGGTCAACGCCGAACGCAATCTTCTTCTCGACGGTCATGATCCGCGGATCCATGAAAGCGGCTTCACGGCTCGTCATCCAATGGCTGGCAAGCTGCAGCGAAGCGAGGCGAAGATCGGCCGGCACTTTGGCCGCCTCGGACCAGCCCGCCTTGTATTCGATCTCCATCGTTCCATCAGCCTCGGGAAGGCCGGGGATATCGATCACCGGGATCATGTCGACGATGCGGTTCTTGACCGTCGAAACGTCGATTGTCGGAGCCGTACCCTGTGCCGGAGCTACAGTGATCGAAACCAAGTCCTGAAACGGCGGCCGGGGCAACTGGACCGTAGGGAGAATGCGACGAAGCCTGAGCTTCAAGGTTTGGGTCAGGAGCGACCGGTTGGTTCGTTTCTCGATGTAGCGGTCGGCCGCTGCGATCCAGAAATCGATCAGGTCGTTTTCACTCGCGTGGCGGACGCGCTTGTTTGCCTTCACGAGTTCCTTGTCGATCGAGAATAGCGCCGGAGCGACTGTCACGGTCAGGTCCATGGCTGCCTCGATCAGTGAGCTGGCCGGGCCGGATCATGCGATCGGCGTACCGGGCCGTTTGGGTGAGATGAGACGCCGACCCGTTGCCGGCGCCTCGATCGTTGTCGTGCATCAGATCGCACTCTTGCTCATCGGCCCCTTCTGGGCACCGAAGAACACCCACACCGCCGACACCGTAGCGGTATCGGTGGCGCCGGCCGACAGGTCGGGAGTGATCTGTGAACGGACATACTGCTCGGCAGCGGCCAGATCGAAGTCGAGTTCGATCGTACCGCTTTCCGTAGAGCCACCGGCACCACCAGTCGCAACGACCGTCTTGGTAAATGCAGGACCGTAGTCGACGCCGACGCCAGCACCGTCCGCATCATCCTGAATGTTGGCCGTGATCGACAGCGTCGCGGCAGCGGTCAGGGTCGCACGGTACGAGATGATGAGCTTGGCCGACATGGCGATGCCGGACTTGTCGTCCTTGCGATTGACGTAGACGCCATCAGCCTCGGTGTTGTCGCCAGCGCCAGCGGCCACTGCAGTCTGCAGGCTGGCGAATGCGGAGCGGGCATTGAACCCGCCGTTGAACGTGTCTGCGCGATTCATTGCGCCTCTCCTTTCAGAGGATGGTTTCGGGAAGGGTGGAAAGCCGGATTACTCCGCCGGCTGTTCCTGGGATTTCACCGCCTCGGCGATGATCTCTTCGGCCCGGGCGACATTGATGTCCTTCTCGCCGGAAATCTGCTTCGCCCAGGCCGTGCGCTTTGCGTGATGCACTTCGCGCCAGTTCTTGGGGATGAGGAGCGTTCCGCTCTCGACAGCGACGGCGAAAGTCTCGCTCTCGTTCGCCTCAACTTCGGCAGCCTTTTTGGCAACAGTGCCAACAGCCGCATTCTCCGGATTGGTTGGAGCCCAAACACCGCGCGCCTGGAGCTTCAGCGCAATGGACGGTTCGAACCCGCAGGGCTGGCCGCCCTTGTAAATTTCGAAGGACTTGAGCGCCTTGCCGGGGACAAGGCCATATTCGTTGGTCTGCATTGTCATCTCCGTTTGAATTGGCGGCAGCCGTCATTGGCCGCCGCCGTGTTTCGATTGTGAGTTGAAAGGCTTATCGGCCCCACTTCACGCCGGTGAGCACGTTCACGGCCTCGAAGTAGCGGGTCGAGAAGTCGTGCTCCATGGTGGCGCGGATCGCGGTGCTGTCGGTCGAGAACATGGAGATCATGTCCGAGCCGACCTTGATCGACGCCTCATCCGACACCGCCAGTTCCAGGGTCTTGGCGTTGCCGTACAGCACATGGCCGAAGGCGATGAGAGCCAGGTAGGTCTCGTTCGTGCCGGCGCCGAGGTTTTCCGGGAACGTGCCGCCGATACGGACCGGGTAGCCCTTCCAAGTCGGGTTGTCGCCCTGAAGCGTCGGGTAGACCAGATTGCCGTTGCCGTCGCGCATGTCCTGCAGATAGCCGATGGTCGACACCGACATGCGCCACTCCAGGCCGAGCAGCAGAACGGGATACCGAGCGACGCGGTTCAGCAGCTTGCGAGCGTCGGCATCGACCTGCTGCATCGTCGGGGTTGTGCTGGCGTTGGCAGGGGTGCTGAACACGCCGGGCTGGTTGAAGATACCAACCGGATCATCGTTGAGACCAAGGCCAAGGTAGCCCACCGTGTCCAGCTTGGTCGACATCGCCATCGCCAGATCGTTCCGGGCGAACTGCTCGGCCGAGCCCAGCGAGTAGCGGATGAGCTGGTTGGTGATCGGCACGATGCCGCCCAGGCGGTGCGCCGTCATCTTCAGATCACGGAACGTCGGCTGGCTGACGCTGATATCGGTGCCTTCACCGCCGTACGACGCCACTGCACCAGTCGCACCCGCCGCCTGACGGTAATTACCGCCCGGCATCGGGAGTTCGGTCGGATTGCCCGCCATGAAAGACGACATCGGATACAGCAGCGGGATGATGTCCGGTGCGAAGTTCTCACCGATGACAACGCCGCCGTTGGCACCATTGACCGAGTTCAGGGCGCGCTGCTCGGCGTGCAGTTCGTCGGCCAGACGCTCATGACCGAGGCTCCGGATGCCTTCCAGGGCCGCGCCCGGGCCTTTGATGCCCTTCTCGCGGTGAGCCTTCACCATGCCGGCCATGACCAGACCGAGCTTCTGAGCCGTGGTGTTGGGGTGCTTGGGTTCGGCCGCGGTGCGCTGCTGGTTGTCGACCTGAGTGTTGGCCGGCTGAGAGTTGCGCTTGATCGCCTCGTCGGCTTCGACCGCATCGGCGATCTTCGCCTCGAGATCCTTGATATCCTTCAGAGCATTCTTCAGCGCGGTGGCGTCTTCCACCGTGGCCTCGGCCGCCATGGCCTTGGTCTTGAGTGCGTCCAGGCCCTTCACCAGATCCGCGAGGGCCTTACGAAGCTGTTCGAGAGTCATTTCTCGATCCTTTCGCTCAAAGAAAAACCCGCCACGAAGGGCGGGTTCGGTTGTGATCCTCGCGGATCGGTTTATCGGGTCGCCCCGATTGGTCAGGCAGCCTCGACGTGACGGGCTGCGATCTCTTCGGCCTCGCGCATCAGCGCTGCGACCTCATCGGGATTGGCTTTTTCGGGAGCAGGCTCGGGCTCGGCATCCTTGCCCTTGATCAGGCCGCGGATGCCATCCATCAGCTTGGAGAAGGCTCCACGGCGCTCAACCTGCTCTTCCGGGATGTCGTCGATCTTGGTCTGGACTTCCTGAAGGGCGCGCTCAACACCCTCTTCCAGTTCCTTTGCGACTTCGTCGACGATGACTTCCTGAACTTCAGGGGCTTCGTCACCGCCGGTGATCTTCGCAGCACGTTCCATGCGTTCCGTGAGCTGGCGGACTTCGCCGAGCCACGTCGGCGCATCGACCTTGGCGTCAAGCGTGATGATCGTGCGGTTGCCTGTGGCGTCTCGATGAGCCGCTTCAAGCTCGCCGAGTGGCACGATCAGCCCGGAAGCGGTCTTCGCGTAGGTATCGAGCACGCTCTCGATGAAATCGAGCGCCATGACATTTCCGTCCTTGACCGACTTGGCCAACGCCGACGGATTCGCAGGGATCGAGACGATGGAGCACTCATAGAGCTCCCACTCGAGGATGTTGTAGGCCCAAGTGGGCTCGCCCTTCTCGTCGAGCTTCCGCTCCAGCTTCTTCGGCATGAAGCCGATCGATGCGGCGCGCAGGATGCCCTGAGACATGAGGTTGTAGCTCATGTCGACATGCGGCGCGGTGCCTTCGGCGGCCAGCGTTGCCTTGCCTTCCAGGCGCTTGGACTTCAGCGCGACATCCGACCACGTTCCGAGGATGAGATCGGAGCGGTGGTTGAGCAGGCAGATTGGGTTGTTCTCGAACCGGGAGAGATCGGCGCCCTTGGCGACCACCGTGTCACCGTAACTGTCGGTGGTCTCGTCGGTCATGATGAAGGTGGCGGAGCGCGTCGCCTGGTCGAACGACCTCGGCATTTTGGCCGCGCGGTAGACGACACCTTCATTGACGCTCAAGCTGCGCTTCGAAAGGTACTCGTCGACGCTGATATTCGGCATCGTGGCCTCCTATTTCACCACTTTGAGGTGGCGGGCTTGTTCGATTTCGGCCGTTTTCTGCTCGGCCGGCGCATTGGTCTCGTCCGAACCCGGCTGATTGCCGCCGGCCTTCAGGATCACCTCGTTATTGAGGTCGGTGAGCACGAAATTGCCCGAAACCATGTAGACCTCGCCCGCGTCGCCGATGGCATTCAGCCCATTGGCTTTCCGGGCCTCGTTTTTGGTGATCAGCCCCGATTTCCAGCGACTTTCGATGATCTTCTGGCGAATTTCGGGGTCGGAGGTGTAAGCCTGCTCGCGGTCGAACCTGAAAAAGAACTCTCGGCGCTCTTCCTTGGTCAGCAGAACCTTGCCGAACCCCTCCTCGACCACCTCGAAGATCGGGCATAGAGCCTCGTCGACATATCGGCGCTCTTCAGCGGCCAGATTGTCGTACTTGATCGTCTCGGTCAGATAGACCTTGTGCGGCGGCACGCGGAAATACCGTGTTGCCTCCAGCCCAGCCGACGCGTGAGCCTTCACAAACTCCGTATCAACCGCTGAGAGCGAAACCTTGTGGACCTGGGGAACGTTGCCGTCGGCGCCCTCGAGGATGAAGGGCTTGCCCTCGCGCCGAGCCTTGTCAGCGGCCGATCGTAGGTCCGTGTTGAGCCGCTTGAACTGTTCATCGGTCATTCCTTCCGGGAAGGCGAACGCCATGATCGGCATGCCGCCGTTGGCGAAGATCCCGGACTGGAACTCCTGCATGTCTTCGAGCAGGTCGAGCGTCGACTTCATGAGCTGCGAAGTCGCGAGGGCATCAATGCCGTTGAGCGACCTCTTTCGCAGGTGTGCGACGTCTTTATCTGTCAGCCCGCCTCGCGCCCAGCCGTACTGCGCCATTTCGTGTAGCGAGCCTGGGTGGAAATAGTAAAAGTAGCGGCGGTTCTCAGGCTCTGTGCGAACGTCAGTCTGACGACGCGGGATGCCCTGCATTTCCAAAGGAGCACCACCGCCAATTCCGCTTAGATCGCGACGGATGGCTACAAAATGCTCACTGGCCGTAACCAGATGAGCCGTGAGCATGCGCATGAACTCTTTCGGGCCATAATACTCACTTGGCTCGCTCAACAGCGCCGCGACGGGATGTTCGTTCGCCGGCACGGCAACGTCACCACCGGCGACCCGGCGACGGAGCTCAAACGGCGTTTTCGAGACATCCTGCTGCAGCACGTCGATGCAAAGCAGGCTCACCGACAGCGTGAAAAGCTGCTGGCGCGTGCCGAAGACGTATAGACCCTTCGAGTAGCGATCACCGAGCTGGACCGTGGACCACGGCCCGTCGCTGCCGGAGCGGACAGCCATCCCGGTGCTTTTCGTCGACTTTTTGGCCATATCAGTCCAACACGCGCATGCCGCGAGCAATCATCGGCTGGGGCTTCATGACTTTCTTCGGGTCGACTTGCTGCATGTAGCAGGCGTGAGCCATGCACATGCCGTCGAACCCGTCGATCTTCATCGGCGAGTGCTCAGTGACCTTCTTCGGAAGGATGAGCTCGGCGGTATTGAAGCCGCCAATCACGTTCTCGACGTTCCAGGCCAAGACCTCGTTGCCGTCGTGGGCCAGCCCCTTCGACTTCCCCACCGCCCGGGCGATGATGTCCTTGCACGGCTCAGAGTAGTTCGTGGCGTTCTTCCGGAACGAAACGACCGGCTTCCCCTTTTTCGCCAGGGCGCCCATCATGGCGTTGGCTTCACGGTCGTCGATCGCGATCATCTCGACCTTGTGGAAGTCGCAGAGATCGAGCAGATCAGCCTCAATTTCCGTGTAGGTGTGGAACGAGCCGGGCGTGAAGGTCAAAATCCCGTCTTCGTGCCATTTCTGGTAGATATCGCGGACCTCTTCGTCATCACGCCAAGGTCCATGCTCCGGAACATAGTGTTTTGCGAAGAAAACGACGAAATCGTCGAGCTCGAACTCCGCAACCCAGCAAACCATGTCGTTTCGGGTCGCAAGATCCACGCCGATCCAGCAGGAATCGCCCTTGAAGTCCTTCCGCGTGATGCCCTTCAGCTCACAAGAGGCCCACTGGTCCGCTGAAATGATCCGGCTCTCGCCAAGACCCCAGATGTTGAACCTGGTGCGCAGAGTCTCGTTCTTGTTCCGCGGATTTGTGTAGATTTCCTCGACTTCCTGAAGAACCTTCCGCTTCGGGGTCGAGATGCCGAAATTCGGGTTGCACTTCCGGATGACGCGCTCGCTGCGCCAGTTGCCGTGATCCTCCGGATCGATGGTCCAGAGCGCTACGAACAGCTCCGGCCGGCTGCGCTTGCCCTCCAAGACCTCTATGCCGAGGTTTCGCTCGTCCCAGCCCACACCGAAGGCGTTGTACCCCGCCGATCCGATCTCGAGGAACAAGCTCTCCGGCCGAGCGCCTTGCGATGACTTCATGACGTTGAAGATCGACGCCGGCAGCGAGTGGAATTCGTCCGCGATCACCACCTTTGGGTCGTGACCATCCTGTTTCTTGCCCGATGAGGACAGGATCGTCGCGTAGCTCTCGGTTTGGGCTACATCGATCCGCTCGTTCAGAGCGACGATGCCGTAATGCTCCTTCAGAGACGGGTTGTACTCCACCATCTTCTTCATCGGCTCCAGCACCTTCTGTGCCAGGGCCGCGGTGGGAGCGATGATGTAGAGGTCGTCGCCGATGTAGGCGTTCGGGCCGAGCTCGTAGAGCGCGATGCCGGCGGCCAGAAGCGACTTGCCCTGCTTTCGAGTGATCTCGAGCTGGGCAATGTTGACGACGCGATCGCCCGTGTCGGTCCAGCGAAAACCGTAGATCGCGACAACGACCCAGATTTGCCACGCTTCGAGCCGGATCTTCTCCTTCGCCAGGACGCCTTTGACGTGGGTCAGCGTCTCGATGAAGGCGCACGGCTCGATGGCGTGCTCGTCGGACCAGTAGATGTCGCCCGCGCCGGCCTTGGCCTCGGCGTACATCGCCAAAAACCGCTTGGCCGCCATGATGAGATACCGGCAGGCCGGAATCTGCTCATTGGCGATCAGTTCGGCATAGGCGACGCCGATACCGACGTAATCGGGGTACTCCTTGTCCTCAATTTTTACCGTGGCGCCGGTTTCGAGCTCGTCGCGCGAACCCAAACGCTGAATAAGCTTGCTCACCGCCGGCCGGCGTGACGATGGACTGGTTGGCATCGAGCTTTTCCAGCTTCATCATCGCGGCGCGCTTGGCTTCCATCGCCTGTCGCGTCGGGCGCTTACCCTTTTCGATCGCGTAGGCGATGTCGTCCGTCGCGATGGCCAGCATCTCGACGTATTCGCGGGTCTTCAGCGTGAGGAGACCGGACTTTATGAGGGTCCGGCACCACTCCTGATAGACCTTGTTCCCGGACTCGAGGAGCGGGATGTTCGACGGCGGAATTTCCTCGAACGAAGGCAGGAAATGAACCGCTCCACCCTCATTCGTCGCCGACTGCTCGGTCTTCTCTTTGGTCTGCATCGAGAAGATCCTTGAGCGGACCGAATTTCACAATCTGGAACTGCCTCGGCCGTGTTTCGGGATGCCTGCACCATTGAATCAGCAGCGACGTGGCGCCGCTCTTCCTGGCATAGGCTTCCATCAGCCGTTTCCAGCCGTTGTGATGGCTGTGGCAAAGCCCTTGCAGGTTCTCCCGCTTCAACCTCAGATCAGGTGCATCCGTGACCGGAATGATGTGGTCGATCACGTCGCAGTGCTTGAAATAGCCCCGCCGGGCGCATTCCTCGCACCTGCCCTTGATCTGCCGGCGGTACTCGTCGCGCAGCTCTACCCATTCCGCGTCATAGCCGCGCTGGTGTCGTGTGCCTCGCGGCGCTTCATGGGTGCGGACCCGATCGCCGCCAAGACGCGGGGCTGTCAGCCTTCGAAAGGATGGTATTGTCATTCACGGACGGGCGGGGCGTCCAACTCCCGCTGCTCACCTTGGCGGCTCCCCAGCTCGGCGCGCTGGATCATAGCGTTACCTGTCTTCGTCTTTCCAGGCTGCCGTCCGAACTGATGATTTACCGGCGCCGCAGCTTTCCCGCTTATCCTTGACGACGACAGGGAGGGACTAGCTACCCGCCACCGCCTCCCCGCGCGGGCTCTTCTCAGGAGCGAGCAGCAGCTATGAACCTCTAGCCGGCATTGAGGGTGGAGTGCGGAGATTGGCGAAGTTTCCTCTGGGCGCACTGCCCCGAGTCGCATGCAAGTTGCGCGAAAATTCAGAGATCGTCAACAATGAGCGAACACCTCAAAACAAACCGTTCACCATTGTTGACCGTTATCTATTTGAAGACAATCGCAAAACATCGTTCACAAAAGCTGTGATTCGTGCCTCTGGACTCGATTTTTCCTTCGTTGTAAAACGAGAACAGAAAAAGAACAAAGCTGGAGGCATTGCAGTTATGAGTATTGTCGCCGTCACGAAGAAAACCCGGCTCGGACAGGTCGAGGCGAGCCAGTTCATCGTCGTTCTGCCTATTGATCCGCGTTACGACGATGAGGCTGTGGTCGACCGGCTGCGCGTCCACATGGGGAAGCGTTTTCCGGACTATGAGTTTCGGTTTGTGACCGATGGGCTGCCGCGCTCGGTCGACCAGTTCATGGCCATCCCAATCTGCGGCATAGTCGGTGATGGATGGCGGAAGGCCGAGGACACCAGGCTGATGTCCCCTCCTCCGTTCGAAACGATGGGCAAAATCAACCGGTGGCTGAAGGCTTTCGACCCGAGTGTCGAGAACTTGGTTCGGTTAAACTAGGCTCGGTCGGAGCGCCGTTGCAGACAGGGCATGGAATGCCGCGACGGACTTCGCCATCGCTCATGTTGAAATGCCAGCCGGCATCATGATTGCAGCGCCAGCACCGGAAGTGAGCGCCATTCGTCGTTTTCCATCCGGGCATTAGTCCCGGCGCGGATCCATGGTCCATGGCTCGCATCCGAATGAGCGGCGGCTTGCGAGGAACCGGGCCGAATAGGTCTCGCATCAGATGCCCCCTGACCGCTCGATCGCTTGACGCTTGCATCGATCCCATGCCCGACCGGCCTGAGCCCACTTCCTTTGGTGCTTGGCGGCAGCCACCCGAAGGCGGTCGATGATCTCTTGCGAGACGGCAATGCCGCCGCCTTGCGTCCTGGCGAACTCATCGCCTTCGCTCGATATCTCTTCACATTCCAGCTTCGCGGCGTCGTATGCTGCCTCGCTACGGCGCTTCATCAGCTTAGCCTTGCGGCTGACCAGTGCCCAATGCTTTCCACAAATCCATTCCGAGAAGCTTCCATCATCTCGGCGGGTGCGCCGGCAGAACGGCACGCAGCACGGAATGCGATCGCTGCTCATGGGTGCGCCTGATCAATGTTGCGCTGCTCGACCGTAAACGAGACGACGACAACCCACGGACTGCCCGCCAGCAATTCGCGAACCATGGCTGGGGAAAAGCGGATACCGCGATCAGTCATTGCGAACCGCCTTCAGCGCTTCGTCGCGCGCGGCATTCAGTTCGGCCATCATGTCGTGGGAACCGCCGGGCCTATCGGGGTGCCGAGTGGAAGCCAAGCGACGATAACGGCTTTCGATTACGGCGACTGTGATCTGAGGGTCATCACCTGGCATGAAGTCCATCACTTCGCGCCAGCCTCGTTTCGCACCCGGTGCCGGCAGAGCTGCAAAGCCCGTGAACATCTCGGCCACCGTCGCGACACCAAACCGATCAATCGCCCTTGTCGCCTCGATGTGCTTGGCAATGGCTGCGATGTTGTCCGCTACCCGGTCATAGGTATCGCAGGGCATGCAGTGCGGCTTGCCGTTCAGATCGAAATAGAGGGCAACGCCCGGGTCGCGAGGTTCCGATTGCCCTGATCTTGGAAGCCCATCGAGCCGAGGCTCCAGATTGCTGGAGATCACCGGCAGACGAGCACCGAGCCGGTCGATTTCCTGCTGGAGCCGTGAGATCGCATCGGCAACCGTGAGATCCTTGGTCTCATCCCACTTGCCGTTTTTCACCCTCTTCCCGAAGGCCGCTCGTTTGCGGTTTTCCTTGCGCGGCCGACCAACCGGCCAATGAAGCGGATATGCTGAAACACTCATGTCCGCCTCCCCTCAGTGGATCACTTGCTGTTCGGGATACTCGACCCGCACGAACTCCATTGACATCTTCTTGATGTCGTGGCGTTCGATGTAGTCGCGAAGGGCGTACTCGTGAGTGAGGCCCCGGTTCTGCTCGAAAACCGTGTCGATCGCAACGCGGATATCGTCTTTGCAGATGCCTGTCGGTACACCGCCAGCCGCCAGATCGCGCCGGAACGCGACACCCTTGGCGACCTCGACCAAGCCAACCACCATTGCCCCGCTCACGATATGGCCGAGCGTCAAGAAATCTGGTCCCTTGTCGGTTTTCAGCCTCGCAATGCGATGAGACCAGTCGAACAGGTAGCCAGCGGCATAGGTGGCGCACTCCTCGGCCGTTTCACCTGGTGACAGAGGCACGTGGACGAGATTGCGCAGGATGATCTGCCGTGATGCCTCCTCGTCGGGCCGCTCGACCTTGATCTTCCGGTCACATCGACCGTCCCGAAGGATCGCGGCGTCGATGGACTCTGGTCGGTTGGTCGCGAGGATCACGAGCGCGCCGGATTCGTCGAGGCCGTCCATCTCGGCAAGGAACGTCGCGACGTTGGATTCCTCCCATGGAAGAGCTCGCCTGCTATTCGACCCGTCGCGGCTGGGAAGGATAGAGTCTGCCTCGTCGATGAAGACGACCAGAGGCACGTCATGCAGTGCCTTGTAAGCAGCCGCGTAGGCGAAGATGTCCCGAATGATCCCTTCGGTGACACCGACATAAGGGCTCTGGATCGAAGGCCCCTTGATCGACAGCATCGTCACGTCGCCGGCTTGCTTGTTGAGCTTGGCGAGAATCGAAGCTGCAGCTTTGCCGAACATGGTCTTACCGTTGCCCGGCGCTCCGTAGAGCAAGACGCCCTTCGTCGGCTTCTTCTGGTAGTGAGCATAGAGATCCTTGTGCACCAGCGGATGTTCAATGGCTTCGACGAGGGCCGTGCGGGCTGCCTCGTTTCCGATCACATCGTCCCATGCCAGCGAATGCTGTGTCTTGAGCAAATACTGCTCAACTTTTCGGCGGAGCTCTCGTTCCTTATCCCTCGCTGCGCGCTTCGGGTCGGATGTATCCACTCCACTGAAGGTAAGCCTCCCGGCTCTGAAGAGAAGTTCCCTGGCAACCACATCCTCGATGCTCCCATCGGGGACGATCCACGAAACATCGTCACCAGAGACCTTGCTCCCTCCTCCAGAGCCGCCCTTCGGCATGCAAATCTGGCAATTGGGATCGCCGCACCCCTGCACGTGATCCTGCTTCGTTTCCTGTGGCTTCTGAATTTTTTCGAACATCGATCTGCCAATCATTTCATAGGGGGAACGCGTTGCGGGTGGGCGTCTATCTCTAGCCATCGGCCTCGGCCTTCTCCTTCACCACCTTGACCTTCGTGATGATGCCCTTGCGGGTCTCCAGAGCTGTCTTGCGGGCGTTGTCGGGTCGGTCAGCATCGACATCCATCGTGCTGCCGTCGTTGTAGTGGACGCGGAATAGGGTCATGGCGCCACCGCCTCGACGAGAACCACATCGAGCTGTTCGAGGGACGCTTCCGCAGAGATATGGGTGATCCACCTGCCTCCCCGTCCGATCCACAGGGAACGGTATTTCTCCCAATCGTCGATCAGCACGTCGCCCGGCCGACGCATGTGAAGGCTCTTGTCCTTCGATGGACACGCGATCATCGGCTGATCTGGACCGATATGCTTCCGAACCCATGCGCGCTTGTTTTCAGCGGCCTCTGCGACCGAGCTCGGCACACCAGTGAGGATGATCGGTGAGAAGGGAATGAGGCCGGCCCACAGCAGCTCGAAATCGGGCATAGGAGGCAGGTTGCTGTAGAACCCGTCTGTCCGACGAACCAACGCCCAATCGACGTTGTCATCAGACTTGCTCGGCCGAATTCCGAAGTGCTGCTCATACCCGGTGTCGAAGTCGGCCAGGACGCCGTCCATGTCGACGAATATCTGAGGAAGGTGGATCATCCTGCCCTCACTTCGTCTTCACATCGATTTTCAGCTTCTCCAGAACTTCCCCGAGGGACTTCTCGACGGCGCCCTTGAGACCCGTGGCGATGCTGGTGTTCGCATCCTTCATCGCCTGCTCCATGGCACGCGAGATCGAATATTGGAGATGCTGGTCGACCATGTACGCGATACGCGTGGTCGACTGGCGCCAGTTGTAGCTGTCTTCGGCTTTCGTCTTGCCGTTGTAGCTCACCGGCTCTGACATGTAGGCGTCGGCACGCTGGGTGAGGTATTCGATGAAGGTGAGAGTTTTGCCCACCTTCTCTCCCCACTTGTTGGTCTCCTGCAGCACCAGCCCTTCGACCATCTCGTTCACACGAGGCAACACGTGCTTGTCGGCCAAGTCGTTTACGACCTGATCGAGCCGAGCCCTCACCAATTCGTTGAGCCGGTTCGCGAACGGGCTCGTTCCGAACCATTCGTCTCCATCGGGATCGTAACCGATGCTCGTGAGCACGTTTTTCGCCAGTCGGTCGACCAGCTTTTCGGAAAGCTTCTCCTGATCGAGTCCGAGCGCTTCCAGGGTCAATTCAGTCATAGCATGTCCTCCAAATCCATCTGGCCGCCCCGATTTCTCCGGGTGCGCGCCGCGTTCGTCATGTGTTGCTTGTGGTCGTGCCGGAGATGATCCCGCTGGCAGAGGTGAGCCAGGTTCTCATCCCGGTTATCGGTCTCGTCGTGGTTGAGGTGCGCCACGGTCAGGATGACCTTCAGCACCTTGCGAGCGTTGAAGTCCGACCGCTTTATCTTGCCCATGGCGAGACCGGTCTCAGCGCAGAAGATCTCGCTGGTTTCGACCACCATGTAAGCCTCGCGACCGTTGTACGATCCGCGGGCGATCATCTTGAGGTTCGGCGCCTTGCACCTCTCGCACTTCCAGCCTGAGCGCTGGCCGATCCGCTTCCTGATCGCGCGCCACTCCGGCGACTTGGTCGAGCCGCCTGGATACTTCGACATGTTCTCCGGTTTGATCGGCATGGATCACCCGGAGCTGTCGACCGACATGTCCATGCCACAGTGCTTGCAGTGGCCTGGTCGCCAGCCATACTCGGGCCGAGCATCCGAATGCATGACCTTTTCATGCCGGCAGATTGTGAACTGGCGGACAATCGGTTTGTTGCCGCCGTAGGTCACGGCATATCCACCACCGCCGCCCATGGCGTCATAGAGGAGGAAGAACTGTGTCCATTGTGTCCGGTTCTCGGCAGGGAGCATCGCGTAGCCCCAAACCGGCTCCATCATGTGACCGCGCGCCGCAAGGTCATTGAGGAAGCGGAGCGGATCGGCATCTACGGCGTTCGGGAGCGGCTGTGGCTTGTTCCTTGATGTGCCGTCCCCGATGAAGGGATCGAAGTCGGCGCGAGTGTAGCGTTTTGTCATGACGCACCGACCTTCCTACTCTCAGCGAGCATGGCGTCCGCGAACGCAAAGCGAGCCTCTTCCCTGCTCCGCTTCCAAAAGGTCGAGCCGTCGGTGCCGAGGGTGAGTTCGCGATGATGCTCAACATCTTGGTCGGATGCGTGAGCTGCAAACCAATCGCGCAGCGCTACGCCTGGGGACGTGATCGACCCACCATCAGGCAAGCGCCATTCCGTTGGATGGACAGGCCCACCGAGAACCCCGAAAATCTTCATGGCTTCCGCGTTGCCCATCACGCGACCTCCTCTTCAGGGGCCGGGAGATCAACTCGGCTCGCAAACTTCAGCGCAACGGTCGCAAAATTTCCGTCGCCATACTTCACCCATGCGTGATCGTCAGCGACACCAATGACCTCGCCGCTATTGATGATCCCACCGACCTCCCATTCGATGGTGTCTTCGACCTTGATATCCGGTCGGACCATTCTGATCTGGTCTGCTTTGGCATAGATGTCTTGGTATCCGGCCTCCAGCCGAAGCCGAACGTCGTTTCCTTGGAAATGGCTCTCGACGATCACCTCGAGAGAAACGACATCACCCTTGCGGAACTTGGCCATGCGGCACCTCACGCTACGGCCGGAGTGTGGACGCTCGGCAACCCATGCCCGATGCTGGGATGAGCAAGCTCGGGATGGTCTCGCATCCACTGCTGGACAAACCAGAGCTGGCCGCATCCGCCGCCGATGTCGTCCTGGCCGGCAGGATCGAACACGCGAACATCGAAGCCTCGTTCGACGAGCAGCGATGCGAAATCGGCAGCGAGCTTGATCTGGTGCTCGTTTTTGGCCGGTAGGCCCTCATTGCGCTCGCAGATCACGCTGACCGTTGCATTCCAGATCGCGGGATCGAACCGCTCGCGAAGCCGGTCGGCGTCGATGACTGAAGAATTGTCATCTCCGGCACAATAGTTGAAGAACGGCTTCCGCCCCGTCTCCTTCGACCACTCCTGACCTTCGTAAGCGATGAAATTCAGTGGAAGCTTCTTCCGAAACGGAATGAGCATGTCGCGTTCGGCATCGCTGGACTTGTGTACCGAGAACTGAAGACCGACCGTTGGGATCTCGACACTGATATCTCTCACCCAATCGTAGTCGACGTCTGGACCGATCGTGCTGATCAGCAGCGCTGCGTTGGGGTATTTGGCATAGAGCGCTCGAAGAGCATCCTGCATGCCCCTTGGGTTGAGCAACGGCTCGCCCATCGACATGAACATGATCTGCAGCCGCTTCATCTTGGCCGGATCGACGCCCGTATCTGCGATGCATCGATCAACCTGGGCAACGATCTCATCGCCAGAGAAGCTTCGAACGAAGTGGTCGCCAGCGCCACAGAAGCGACAACCGACGGGACATCCGCTCATCGTCGAGCAGCAAATGACAGTCCGGGTCGCATAGTCCGGATACCGGTAGAGCACCGCCTCGGCGACGGCGTTGTCGCCGGTGAAGACGTACTTGCTGACGTTGTCTTCGGCGCTCTCGATGATCTTGACGTCGTGGAACATGGATATCTCCGGATGTGTTCGGCCAACCTCGTTCCATCGCAGGAACAAGGTTGAGGTGGTTTCGATTGGGAGGATGGCGGCGCTAGTAGCTGAGCCAGATGGCCACGCCGCCGAGGATCATCAGGAAGGCGAGGCAGAGGAAGAACAAATCCCAGCCGTCGAAATCCATCTCCGCGGTGGCGGCTTTCTCACTCCAGGGCGAGATCTCGACGTAATCCAGCGGTGCTCGGCTGGGCAGTTCCGATGACTTCCGTTGCAGTTGGTCAGGCATCTCAGTGACCTTCATCTGATGTGCCCCGACGCTACTATCCAGTTTGCATATTGTCAATCCGCTACGGATACAATTTTGCAAAAGGGTGTTTTCTGCACTCGCGAAAATTTCACTGCGCACGCCGGTCCTGTAGCTACTCTCAACTTTTTAACCCGACACCCGGTAGGGGCCTCGAGCGCTTGTCCCGCCTGCCCTTCCCTTGTCTCTCTGGCCGTCCACTTGGCATGGCTCTTGCTATCGTGCGCCCGTGCCGTTCTTGGCTCAGTTGCCGTGTCACAAAATGCAAATTTTTATCCGAAATGGATTGACACCTATTCCGGTTCGGCTATTCTGTGACTGTCAGCGATGACACACGGCCAAGGCGGAAGGCGTTTCAATTGTGAAACCCATGCAGGCCGGGAGATCACCCGATGATCACGATTGCTAAGAGCGCGCTATCTGCACACGCGGTTGCGCTTATGGGCTATTGCGCCACCCACTCAGCAGCCAGCCCTTCATGCGACAACCAGCACGCAGTCTTTATCAACTGGCTTGCTATGGCCGAGGTTATGGGCCTGCCGGATGCTGGTATGGAAAGCACCCGTGTTGTGCTGGACGCAATGGACGAACTGCATACGGCGGGCGTCCTTGCCTACTTCGATCATGGACCGGGCACGTTCGGCCATACGTCCACCATCTACAACGGTTGACGGCAATGAAGTTCGCCCTTGTCGCCTACCTGCTCATGTCAGGCCAGCCCCATTCCTATATGCTGGACACCGGCCTTACCTATGACGACTGCAATCAAGCCGTGGCCGCGCGTGCCCTGCCCCGCGACCTTCCCAATGATCTACGCCGCAACCTGGCTCATGCCCCGGTTGTGTGTGAGCTGGAGCGCTGACCATGGCCAAGCTGATAGCAGGCGACCGCATAGCCCTCGCCGCATCCTTCCTGCGCAACACCGGACAGTTCACCGGTTCGGCTCCCCAGCGCCGTGGCACCTATCTTGGCCCGTATGAGGGAATGCCAAAGACGCATGGCCGCGTTCGTTGGGATGATCAAGAGGAACGCATAGCGGCTGGCACGGGCCAGTTCGGCGAAGCGGACTATTGCGAGCATGTCAGGAAGGAGGGGGAGCTCGTCGCGCTTTCCAATATCGCCAAGGTCGGTTCCGCGCGGTTCGCACACAACGACCTGCCCTAGCCTCTTTTTCAGCGCCGCCAGCGCGGCGTTGCGATGGTCGCTAGATCAACCCGCCAATTGTGGCACGTCCTAGAAAGGATATCGAAATGCGCAAGACCGAACGTATTCAGTTCACCGACCGGCCCGCTGGCCGTATCCGCCGCGACGACCGCCGCGCCCGCATCGCTGCAAAGCGTATGTTCCTGGAACTGTGAGGGCACGATGGGCGCTACACAAAGCACAGCAGAACCATTGTTGGTCATTCGCGCCAACGACTTCACCAGCCGTATCGATGACGGCTATGTAATGCAAAACGGCCGTCGTGTCGGTTCGTTGATGACCGAACGGGAACTGGCGGAATACATCATCGCCAACCCCAAAACGCGCATCGACTTCCTGCGCACCTAAAAGCCCGAAACCCTTGCAGCCGTTGCCGTGCCAGGTGCGCGCCGGCTTGCCTATGGAGATATCGAAATGACCTACACCGTGGAGATTAAGGACACTGGCGATCATCGATACTGCGCTCGTGCCGTGATTTGGTCAGGCGACATCTTCGTCGCCGAAGTAGGCTGGACACAAGGTTACGGCGATCCGGACGAAGCCAAGCGGAAGGCCGAAGCAATCGCCCGCGCCCATCTGTTCGCCGGCGCGTCCGACATGCTGGCTACGCTGAAAGCAGTTGAGGAATTGCTGGCCGACTGGCCGACCATGCGGGCTCTCTCCGCTCGTGGGTCAGAGAAGGCAACGGCGAACAAAATCAAGGCACGCGAACTTGTCGCGGCAGCCATCGCCAAGGCGGAGGGCTGACCATGCAAACGCTGAATGATTTGGAACGCGTTGTACGTGCGGCGGGCTGGGTTCACGGCGCATTCGGCAAGTGGTGGAACCCGACGAAAGATAGCGGCGCACGCTACCCAATCGAGAACCCGCGCGCGCTTCGCCACATTTGCGAGGATCACGGGATCAATCCGAAGGCGGAGGGCTGACCCATGGGCAAAATGCGAAATCTCTTCCACAAGGACGGTCGCCCGGTCGAAATGGGTGACGAGGTGACAAACTCACGGGGCTTGAAATACATCGTGTATAGCTGGCCGGACAACGGCCGCAATCAAGTCTCCGTCCGCCTGCCCGAAGAGGAAGACGGGACGACGAGCGCCGATTTCTGCGCCGAGGTATTCGGGCTCAAATGGCGGGACGTCTTCCGCGCCCTAACCGAATTCGAGCACCAATCGCTTGAAGCATTCGCCGAGGCTCACCGCTACCAGCGCAACCGCTCACGCGGCTGCCGGACGTGGAGAGCTCAGCTCTCCGATATCTACTGGTACAACGCCAGAATATGGCGCGGGCCGGTGGAAGGCATGGGGAGCGCGCTGCATGGCATCCGCAACGACCTCGGCCCAACCTGGCTTTATCACCACTACAAGCCGCGCGCGAAAGCCGCGCGCACCATCGCCGAGCACGTGCCAGGACCATACGAGGCAATGCTTGCGGAAATGCCGCTTGTCGATGCGCTGTGGTGGTTCATCGACAACGCCACCGACGATCTGGAGGGGCGAACCGACTTGTTCTTTGCCCTTCGTGAGCGAGTGCGCGGGCGCTCTCCCGAGCCTTGGGAATGCCGAGGAACTGCAATTTACACCGAAGGAGACGGCCGGCCGGGTGGTGCGCAACTGGTGATGGAACTGCACGGCCAGTGCGAGCCTTTCACTGTTGAAGCGCTGGTGAAGGCACACAACCGCGATGCCGGCTTTGCGCCAGTAGAAAGAAAGACCGACGGGCCGCGATCGGCCTGAGCATCCGCTAACCCACAAACTGAAACCGTTCCCGCCTGTTTGAGCGCGTCACGCGCCACGGCGGAGCTATGCCCGAAAGGATCAATCCTATGACCGCAATTGCATCTTTCCACGAGGACTGTTTAACCGTGTCCGCCGGCGGCTTTGGGCTCACGCTGACCACGAAGCAAATCGAGAACAATTGGGACGCTCTGTCCCACTTTCCTGACAGGCGAGCACGCCACGAACTGTCAGACCTGGCAGCGCGCCTCAACGGCTTTGCCGAGCACGTCGGCCTAATGGTTGGCATGGGCGGCACTCTCGACGTTTCGGCGGAACTGGAGCGTTTCACATCCCGTCACGTCTCGATGACACGCCGGGCATGGGCGATGGATTCCCGCTGCATGTCGTGGTTCATCGTCGGGCCGGCGCGGTTCCCGACAGATCGCAACCGCAAGCGAATGGATTGGGCCGACAACGCCTACAAGGCGTTGAGCGAGCACGTTGGGGCGGCTCGCAAGGCGGTGGAACGCACAGCATTTCCGCACGGCATGCCCGGTGATGCGATCCGCGCCAACAACCCGGATGCTCCAGAGCTGTTGCGAGCCGAAATCGAGGCTCACAAGAGCGCCCACTCTGTCATGAAGGTGGTCAACGCCGCGATACGCTCGAAGTTGAAGGAAGGCGAAGAGGCCATGGTGCAAGCCGTGGTTGACGCCACCGGCTGGCGTGAGGAGCGCGCAAGGCCGGTTGTAGCTCCGGCCCATAAATGGATGGGGCGCGGCTATGGCTCTTATGCCCTTTCGGGCAAGCTGGCAGAGATCAAACGGCTTGAGGCTCGGCTGGCCAACATAGAGCGTAACCGCGCCCGGGGGCGCGTCTCGCGAACCCACAACACCACAGCCGGAGCGGTCGAGGTTGTCGAGAACGGCGAGGCCGCTCGCGTTCAAATCCTGTTCTCCGGGAAGCCCGATGCCACAACGCGCGATCTCCTGAAGCGGAACGGCTTCCGTTGGGCTCCATCCGAGGGCGCGTGGCAACGGAACCTGAACAATGGCGGGCGCTGGGCCGCCCAAGAGGTCATCAAGGCGCTGCAAGTCGACGACGAGCCAGCGCCAGTCAACGAGGCCGAGGCCCAGCAGGAAGCACCGACCACGTATCGCACGATGGGCCGAACCTTCGACGTGACTGCGTCTTTCAGCTCAGACGAGGAGGCTAACACCTATCTGGCGAGCCACCCAGGCGAAGGGGTTATCGCAACCGAAAACGGCAGGGTTCTGATTGCAGCCTGTGGCGACACTGGCCGGGCGGAGGGCTGAGCCGATGCGCTCCGGAACCTCGCACTTTGTCAGCCGCCAAGCCGCCGAACGCTACTACCGCGACTATGGCTATTCCGATGTAGCCGAAGCCGTCGCGCGCAAGATTGCCGACGGGGAAATCCATATAGGCAAGCCGGCGCTGCTGGTCGGCCAAACCCTCTCTGTCATCCCCGGCGAGGGTCGCTACCAGATCGATGACGAGGGACAGGAGCCGCGCCCATGACCAAGCGCTACTCCGAAACCCTCCGCATGGAGGCGGCGCTGTGCATCTGGGAAGCGATGACCTCGACCCGGTGGAACAGCCCCAAGAAGGGCAATGAGCCTGTGCCGGCTTGGCGAACTGACCTTGAAACGATGTGGGATCGATACGGCACGCCAACGATGCGCTATGAGGCAATCAGCCTTGCCGACAAGGCGCTGGAAACCTTCGACCTCATAGGCGGCAACGAGGGAGCCGAAGCGCTCGACCTTGTTCCCTACGATTGGGAATTCATCCCCGCGTTCGTTGCTCGAGTCGACTGGAAGAACGGCGGCTTGGCCGATCCTGCCGACATCGCCCGACGGCTCAAGGAGGAACAGAAATGTTCCAAGACCTCCTAGCCGACCTCCTCCAGCTCGTCGTGATCCTCGCCGCGATTTTCGCCGTGGCCGTGTTCATCACGCCGCCCCTTCCGCTGCCAGTTTGAAAGGATCACAACGATGCACATCCATATTTTGACCGCTGAACACTTCCATGTGCCCGGCCTCATAACCGAGGCGCATGCGGATTCCTCGACGGCCACTTTGAAAGCCGTTGAGTTGGTCAACATCATGTTGAAGGATTCGAGGCGGAAGCCGACCGCAACGGCCAAGAACTGGCGGGCAAAAGTCGAGTGGCTGCAGGACTTTCACGGCGCGGCGCATTGCTACGTCGAGATTGCAGAGCACGAGCTCGTCGGCCTCGACATCAACAGCGTAAACGACACTGTCGACTCGCTGGTGAGGGCAGAAAGCTTCGCCGCCGGCTTCGAAGACGACGAGACACAGGAGGGCATTCCCGACCTGCTGGCCGGTCTCCGCAAAGCCATACAGCGTGAGCGCGCGCGGCCCGACCTCTTGGCCGAGGTGAAGGAATTCCGCCGAACGGTCGAATACTACCGGCGACGCGAGGCATCATCCGGAGATGACGAGGGCGAACGCCTGAAGTCAATCAAGCTGGTGATGCTGGACGACCTCATTGCCCGGGCGGAGGGCCGCTGAGATGACAAACGACGAGATTGCCAAGCTCTTGCTTGGCCCGTGGGTCGCCCACACCGGCGTTGATTATACCGTCGTCATGCTTCCCGAGGAGCTGACCGAAAACGCTTCAATCTGGGTCCATGGCGAACACGCGCCCGAGTTGGCCAAGCGGATCGCGGTGTTGCCAGAGCTCCTTACAGCTCTGGACGAGATCATTGAAGGTTGCTCGACCGATGGGCGATGGCTGGATGCGGCCGGCAATGAATGCGACGAGACCGACGAAGGCGCAACTTGGACGCAATACACCGGTGAAGAACAGGATCAATGGATTCTGAGCGTCGCCGATATCGCCCGTCGCGCGAAGGCTAAGGTCGAGGCCTGACCCATGCGCATCATCTCCAAAGAACGCGCCTACGCGTTGGCCTCGCAATGGGGATCGTTCATCCACGACTCGGACCCGGGCGCGTGCCTGTACGCGCTCTATCCAGACGACGGTAGGCCGTTGAGCGACGAACACCGGGTTCAGTGCCTCCAGCACCTTCGGCGGCAGCAGACCAAGACAAGCCGCGATCGCGAATACCGGGAGCTGATGCAGCTCATCCGCTTCATGGCGAACACGCCGCTCCGCCGCAAAGATCAGGAGGCAGCCAATGCGTAATCCCGAATTCATCCTGTCTGACGCCGACCGCGAACGCATGGAACGCACAGCGACACAGGAAGCATACTGGCGCGACAAGGCCTTTGCGGAGGCTGAGCGGTTCTATGCCCTCGCGGTTAAGGGGGCCAGGGAACGTTTCGAGGCGGACTTGGCCGCCGCTGAGAGGCTCCGGTTGAAGCGTCGTGAAGCAGCGTTTCTGAGAATGGAGCGGATGCAGGACGGCGTTTGGAATTCCATCCAGTCGAAGAACGCGAGAGCCCGGATCGCCCATTTCGGCCTCGCCCTACCGTGGGCTCATCCGTCGAACGACATGCTGCGCGCTGCTCAAGATCACCTGCGAGCACAGAAGCTGCTCGCCCCCGCAACCAATTGACCGGCGCCGCGCGCCAGAAAGGATTTCACATGGCTAAAGCCCGTTCGCACCTTATCACTATCCGCGCCAGCTTCGACACCCCGCTGAGCGCCAAGGAAGCCCGCTATGCTGTCTGGAATACGATCCAAGGCCTGAGCATGTACGGCAACGGTAAGCTCACCCAAGCAGAAGAGAAGGCATGGGGGCGGGGCTTCGAACCCTATGGCAAGGGCAAGATCACGGTGAGGCGCTGACCATGCAGTCATCGGAGCAGATCAAGGTCTTGCTGGACCGGCACTATGCCGGCGCCACGTCAAACAAGATGCCTTTCATCTTCAATGGCGTCGATGGCCCGCGTTTCCTGGGCTACGTCCACAACTACGAAGATGCCGGAATGCTGATGCTCGGACAGAGGCTGTCCGCCGTTAAACTGTCAATCGCGACGATCACTGGGGATGAACGTCGCTTCATCGTGGCGCACTAATGCCATGGGCTACAGGAACCCCGAGAAGGAGAACATGATGAGCTTCGCACAATACGCCACGGGCTTCGTCGGTGGCCTTGCCGATAGCCTTTGCTCCATCGCCACGCGCGACAGGATCATGAAGCTGGTGCGGTACACCGCCAGCGGCTTCGACCTGGCCGCCGACATTTGCTCCAGAGCCCGCAGGATTCGAGCGTGGTTCCACCGCTGACCTCGACCACGATTCAATCTATGCTGATGATCAGCGAAAGGAGAAAGCCACCGTGAGACGTATCGAGTACACCCGGATGACGCCATCCGATCTGTCGGATGACCTGAAGGAACTCGACATCTCGTTGGCTGAATTCTGCACCATCACGGGGCACCGCTACGAGCGGGTTTTGAAGTGGCTGAAGGAGAAGGATGGAGAGGATATCCCGCCGCACATTCCCGTCCTTATGGCGCTGCTCAAGCTCCCCGGTGCCCTTGCAGTGGCGCGAGAACAGGCAGCATTCTACATCGCAAAGGAGGACGCGCAGTGACCGACAAGCTTCTGCCAAACAAGTGGGTGGTTTTGGAGCGCTTCCATATTGTTCGATCGCTTGTTGATAGCTTTGCCGCGAATCCCTACTCGGATGTAGAGCGAGCGCTCTGGCAAAAGCTGCATGGTGATGTTTCGCGGGCTATCGCCTCGTTGACAGACGAGGTCAAGCGTCAAGAGGGTCGAGCATGAGTGGCTGGAAAGGTAACTCGCTTGGCCTGCAGCGTTGGCAGGTCCAACACATCACCGCCATCGTGAACACGATGAAACACCGGATCGAAGAGCGCATGTTGGCCGGCGACACCTTTGATGAAGCCAAAGCCAAGGTGCTGAAGGCTTCGGCGCATCACTGGAAGGGAGTGGCCAAGAACGTGGCCGAGGGCACGAAGGCAGTTGCTTACAGCCTCACCTATCAGGATCTCCGGCGCGAGATCCACGATAGGGACAAGACGCTTCAGCTCATGATGCACGAGATCAGCCGCGGCCGGAAAGCCGGCAGGATCGAAACCCTCTTCTTCAAGATGACCGGGCTGACCTTCTGATCACCCGTCCAGAATGGACGGCAGGCCTCAGTTTCGACTGATAGAACCACTCGCCAGCCGTCGGCCACCGCTCGCACAGCTCGGCCTTGCTGATCTCCTCTTTACCCCGCACCGAGGCGCCCAGCGACCAAGCCGCAAAGTCTAGCGCCATTCGGATTTCCTGTAGGATTCGCTTTGTGGCCCTCCGATCGGGGCCGAGTTCGCCAGCCTTGTTCTTCGTCATCACCTCCCAGACGAAGACTTCGCGCCGGATCACGTCCTCAAGGATCGCCATGCATCTCGGGGGCAAGTCCTTGCGCATCTGGTGAACCTTGGCCTGACAGTCTAGTGCGAAATCAGATGCCACCTTGCCAGCGAATGTGCCGCCCGGAACGCCGGCCAGATCAGCGGACTGCATCGAGGAGACCATCTCGCCATCGAACAGGTCTCGCACCATGCGAGCAACGCGACGGCGAGTATTGCCCTCGCGTGCGGCATGATCTCGCTTCTCGTCGGTGTACGGCAGCACGATGATGGAATCGAGCAGGTCGGATTTCCGTTCGAACAGCTCAACCGTACCGGCGTGGTGATCCCAGTAGGATGCCTTGGCTGCCTCGCCGTATTTCTCCCGGTGCTCGACTCGACCATCTCGACCAGGCTCACCGGTGTGGGGTTGATACTCCGGCTTGTCGAGCTCCCAATCCTTCCAGCCGAACACCCGGGCACAGTTGGCATAGAATTCGGCCCGGCGTTTCATCGTGTCCCGCTCGAACCCGTAGTAGGCGATCAGCGGCAACACGATCGGAGGCGGTTCGCTGCTGAACACATAGCGGCAGTTCTCATAAAACCGCTCGCGCTTAGCATCGAAATCCGGATCACCGAGACGATAGACGTCCTTGGTTGCCCGGCGGGGATGGCTGAGAGCTCGGAGGATTTCGTCGAAGTTCACGGCATCACCTTGAACACGTTATCCGGCAGGATTCCGCCGTCGAGGCGGTGCGATTTGAGTTGATCAAGGAAGCGCTGGCGGACCGCGACCGGCATCTTGTCCCTGCCCCGAAATGGCGTCTGGCTGAGCTGCCCACCAACGGCGGCGCGAGACATGGGGCGAATGCCATAGCCCGACACTCCGTCGGCAATGGTCTGCTCCGACATGCCATGCAACCACAGCACCGAGACGATAAACCGTTGCTTGTCGCTATATTTCCTGGGTCGTCCGCGCATCACGACTCCTCCTTGGGCGCAGGAGCCGGGTAGATCGCCTGGAGCCGGCCGAACATCGGAGACCCGTCGGCAGAGAGACAGTCGACGGGGACGGGCACCGCCTTGGTGTACCGGTCCTCTTCGCCCCTCGGAATTCGTGGCTCATCGCCATAGATCACAACGGGGCAGAACCGCTGCGCGAAATCGCGCTCATATCGGAACCACGCGCTCATGCCCGTGCCCTCCTCTTCATCTCGACTGGAATAACCTTGCCGTTCTGGAAGATGATCTTCGGTCGATGGGTGTCTTGCCCGAACACCTTGTGCCTCTCGGCGACGAGGCTGGCGTCCCGTTGCTTCTTCCATTCCTCGCGGCCCATGGGGTCCGCCGGCTCTTCAACCAGCTTCTCCTTGCGCTTGGGACACAGGATTCGCCTCGCCTCCTGAACAGCTTCGGTCGCGGAGGGAAAGATGCGCCGGCCCTTCCCTTTGGTGGCGAGAAAGTACCAAGGTTCCTCTTCAGACCACCGGTACATGATGCAGTAATAGGTGCCGAAATTGATGGTGCTCAGGAGTGGTTCGCCGTTACGCATGGGCTAGTCCTCCGAAGTCGAAGCCTTCGAATGCAGGCGGAATGTTGCCACCACCTTTGATGAGTTCGGTCTGAACGCTGCCGAGGTCTTGAAACCGCGTGCGCCGACCGTCCCAATGCAGGATCACCCGCTCTCGCATCGGTCCCTTGCGGTCCTTGAGCTTGTAGAGCTCGATCCGGTTCTTGCTCATCAGGATGTCCTCGTCCCATTTCTGCTTGACCGCGCCTTTGGCCGCTGTCGGCGGGTTCTTCTCCAGCCATTGGTGACGATTGAAGGTGCAGAGCATCAGGTCGGCGTGCTGCTCCATACCGCCGCCGCTGAAATCCTCCATCGTAGGAGATGGGTCGCCGTCCTTCTGTCGGCCCGCCTTTGTGAGGTGGCACAGGCAGATGATTGGCACACCGAGTGCTTTCCCGAGCTCCATCAACTGCTCGGCGTTTTCGAAGTCCTTCTCGTGCTTCTGGATCCGGTACTTGCCGGGCCGTTTGATCAAGCCGAGATGATCGATGATGAGCAGCTTCATCTTGTTCTTGCGCTTCATCGACCTGGCACGCGCTTCGATCTGGGCAATCGACATGCGGTGGCTGGCGATCATCGACAGCTTGTGATTGCCGAGCTGCTGGATGGAGTTCGATATCTTCTCGAGCTGGTCGTCGTTCACACCCCCCATCATCTGGCGCACCGAGATGCCCGTCTGTCCCGCGATTACGCGAAGAAGGAGCATCCTGTTCTCCATCTCCAGCTCGATGAAGCCAACATGCTCCTTCTGGCTGACATGCATCGCGATCTGCATCGCAAGGGATGTCTTGCCGCCGCCGGGTTCCCCACCGAGGAGAACGAAATCGCCTGGGAACAGGCCTCCAATGATCTCGTCGACGGTGATCAAGCTCGTGCCAATGCCTATGCCCTGGCTCGTCACGGCGTCCTGCAGAAGGCTTTTCACGTCGGCACCGACTTGAGGGATGCTGCGCTCGACCACTCGGTCGGTGGATCGGACGAGATCCGATGCATCGGTCAGGGCGGCATCTAGGATCGCCAGAGGGTCAGAGGTGGGATTATCCGCCTCTTTCGCCATCCGCTCGGCCAGCGCCTTGATCTGGCGCTTCGAGAATGACCGCGCGATATCATCGGCGTACTCCTCGAGCGGGATCGCTCCGTCGGCGCTGGCCTGCTTGGCGAGATGGATCAGGGCCGAGAGGTACGGCGTCGGCTCGGAACCATCCGTGAAGGCCCCTACTCTGTTTGCCACTGCCGTTGTCCGGATAGAGCGATCCTCCTTGGCGAGGTCGGACATGGCGCGGTAGATCGCTTGATGATCCTTCGTGCTGAAGCACGCCGGCTCGAGGATGTCGGAGACCTCCCAGAAGTTGGCTTCGGCGAGCAGGATCGCGCCAAGCACTTCCTTCTCGGCCTGGACGTTAGAGATATTGGACTGACCGTTGCCGCTCATTTTCTTCTCGCAGTGAATTCCAGACATCCAACCAGTCGGACCCTTCTGGTGGTTCGTGATTGATGACCTCGATGCCGAGCCGAGCCATGTTGGTCTTCAGCTTCTTGGCAGCTTCTCGACCAGGCGGCCCCATGACGGAGCCCGTCGGTGTGAAGCGGTGGCGATCGCCATCCGACCAATTGTGGATGCGCTTGACGCCGGGTGGAGGGATGAACCCGATCATTCCGGACGTGGACAGCAGCGGCCAGACGGGACGCTTCCAACCATTGAGATTGCCAACACCGAAGCCCGTCTCGACACCCTCGCAGGTGTCGATCTCTTCAGCTGCTGGGCCGAGGCGAACAGCCCCTCCAGCTGCCGGACCAAACCCGAGTTTGGCCGACTCTCCGGGTCTGACCCTCGCCTTGCCGCCGGCCGGATCGAGGAAGATTTGCCAGATAGCCATGAGCTTGCGGTTCGAGGCTTGAACACCGCAGATCAGAGCTGGGAAATACCGGCAGTTGAAATCGAAGGGGCTATCGAGCGTGTATCGAACGCGGGGATGAAACCGGAGGCTCGCTGGCCATTCCATCCTAGGCAGCCCGCGGCTGAGCAGATATGCCTCGGCCAGCGTTCCAGCGATCGGCTTGCCCTGTGACCAGATATCCTTGACCGTGTCCGCCTTGCGCTCGGCGTCCCGTTCGGCTTGCCGATCCTGATCGGCCTTGCGCTGTTCCCGTAGCTGCTGGCGCCGTTCGCGCTCGGCCCGCTCTTGGGGTGTTTCTTCTCGCTGGGTTGGGAGACTTACGCCGGCAAGGTCCGCAACCAGCTCCACAGCGCGAGGGAAACTGACCCCGTCCAAATCCATAAAGAACCGGAAGTGATCACCGGAAGCGCCGCAACCGAAGCAGTGATAGCGGCCCTTCTTATCTTCGCAATGGAACGACGGGCTACTTTCCCCGTGCATCGGGCAGCATGCCCACCAGTCCCCGCGCGCCCGCTTGGTCTTCTTGTTGTCCCACGTCACCCGCGACCCGATGACATCGGAGATCGTGATCCGGTCGCGAAGGTCGTTGAGAAAGTCGTCGGTAAAGCGCATCAGAGCAACGCCTCTTGCTTGAAGGCGTAGCCACGCTCGAAAGCGAATCCTGGCTCGAAGAGCATGCGCATGTAGACGAGCATGCAGAGAGATTCGGCCTCTTCATCGTTGGATGGGCTCCATCCCTGAGCGTGGCAGTAGTCGATCGCCTTCTGCTTCAGCCACTTCCGCTTGTCCGCCCCCTTCTGGATGTGGTCGGGTGCTCGAGTCTTTCCGTGGGTCTTCGATCTCCAGGCCGAGATGGCGATCATCTCCGGCGGTCGACGATCCATCCGGAAGCAAAGCGTCTTGGCGTGAGTTGGCCAGCCGGCCGAGAACTCGACCTGTTGAGCGTCGATGTTAGTCCGGCCCTTGGCGTCCTCGTGGCCGACGATCGTCATCAGCTCTAGGCCGATCTGGACATCGGGCAGGATGTCCATCTTGCTCTTCAGATTGGCCAGGAAAGCCGAGTATGCAGCGCCCGGCAATTCTTGGGCGAATTTCCAAGTGCCGTATCGAAGCTCTTCGCCACCGGCGAGACAGTGCGCCCACCCCATCTTTCGACCGGGATCCATAGTGAGATAGGACATCGGTGCTGGCATGTCGGTCATTGTGCCGCCCCATCAGTTTCGCATCAGGAAGAAATGGTCGCCGCCATGGTCCGCGACACGCCAGCCGAGACGCCGGAGTTCGTCGTTCACCCGCTCGACGTACCAGTAGAATGCGGCGTAGGCCGATCTCGGCCCCTCTCGTTCGACCGAGATGCCAGCACCCTCCATGAGAACTTTTCGGGTGACCGGCCTTGGATTGGAGGCGCAAATCCGTCTCAAGATCAGTGCGGCATGGTCGCTGCCAGTGATGCCGGCGAGGATCTGCTCGGGAGTTATCGCGGCTCTCATGCGGCGATCCTCCCGTGAACTTCGGGATCCGCCTCGACGCACTTGCGGGAGCGAAGCATTGCGCAAATGCCACGTGTTAACTCCTTGCCAGTGCAGTGCCAGCGCAGCGACCTGACCATGTCGGTCATGTTGGTCCTGGCAGTCGCCGAAACCCTGAGCGCGTTGCACAGCGCATGCAGCTCGTCTCGCCACAGCATGTCGATGGCCGCCGCCGGCAAAGGTGTTTCCGGTTTTGCTTGCGGGAACTGCCATTTTGCGAGGCTGTCGTGCTGCCAGGCTGGTTCCAGGCATCTCCGGACTTCCGGATAGACCCATGCCTCGACGGCGTAATCCCACTTGTCCGGCAACGTACGCAGGTAGAACCGACCCTCGCGCCCATAGTGCCGGGCGTCTACGTGCGTCACTTGTTCGACCAGGAATTTTTCGTGGATGGCAGCAATGACGTGGTGCGCTACGCCTCTCATCGCCGCGATCTGAGCTGGCAGGCGATCGAGTTTATCCTTCGCGCTCTTGATCTCGACGGCTACGATCTCAGCAGTGTCCACCGCGATCAGGTCAATGCGGTTCGGCCCGTAGGTGCTGACATTGATCTCGTGGATGATCCTGGCGTTGGGTCGATACTTCCGGATGCGATCGACCACCGCACTCCTGATCTCGGTCTCGGCGGGGCTTCGATAGGCAGGCATTTACGCGGCCTCCCCTGCTTCATTGCCCCAAGCAGTCCAGCCCTTTCGAGCCGGGCCTCGCCGGTTGAGTTCGATCTTCGGGATGTTGGGGTAGTAGGCTTCGATCAGGTCAAGCGACTTCTCAGGCTTGGCCGAGTGCTCGCCGACAGGTGCTTCGATAACGCTTTCCCATTGCTCGCCCATCGCGGGGGCTGGGATGTCGCCCTTCGTCCCTACCAGCAGCAGCTCGTGACGGTTGCGGTTCCAGTAGCCGGTTCCGATCTTGTCCTTCACCCAGACGAACTGGCTCTTGTAGGTGAAGCCCCATTCCTTCATCACCTCAAGGGCATCGAGCAGACCGGGAGCCGTGGCCCAGAGGAACAGCACGCAATCTTTGGCCGCGATGCTCGGCACGTCTCGCTTGCCGATTTCCTCCGTCGGAGACGTCGGGTAGTGGTTGGCCGCGGCCCGATCCATCCCGGTCTCGACCGAGTAGGTTTCGAACTCCCATTCCGGATCGGCGAGGATCACACCGAATTTCTGATCCGGCAGCGCCATGATCTTCTCGGCCAGGATGACCTCGCGCTCGACCCGCTTGGCCTTCTTCTGCTCCTGCTTCTCGGCGCGGATTTCCTTGATGATTGGCGCCAGCTCCCGCTTCAACGCGGCCCGGGTCGGCTCGTCACCATCCTTGAGCATCTTGCTCAGGGCGTCGGTCATTGCGGTGGGGCTGCTCGCCTGCAGATCACGGGTCTCTCGGAACTCCATGACCTCGCGACGGCTAAGGCCGGCCTGTTCCGCCGTCGGCACCTTCTTGTCTTCCGGCAGGAGATCGGTGCGTTGGCCCTTCTTGCCGACCTCGCCGCGCGCCTGAGCAGCATCATACTCGTCGGCCAACCGGGTCTTGGCCTCGGCTTCGATCATGAGTGCGCTGGCTTGAGCCCGGTGCGCCTCCGCTACGACCTTGTCGTGGGCCCCGCGGGCCGTCTCCAACCTGGCAGCCGCCTGTGCCGCCGTATACGTGGCCGAAGCGATAGCCTTGGCTTCGAGCACTTCGGCTGCCGACACCGCTGACTGCAACTTCTTGGCAGCCTCGCGGATCATGCCGGGGAGTTTCGCCACTGGCCCCGTTGTGACTTCGGCCCTGGCGCTGGATTGAAAGATCGCGACTTGCTTCTGCAGCTTTGTCGGCTTGTTTTTGAAATTGATCGCCATCAGTGGCCACCCATCGCGTAGGCCACAAAGGCGAGGTAGACGGCGCCGATCAGCAGCCCTGCGGCCATGGCGTATCGAATTTGGATATGACGGTGCATGTCCGGCTCTCGCTGGCGAGAAAGAGGGCGGCATTCGCGCCGCCAATTTGTGGGAGGATGGCCACTTGGCCTCCCGCGAAATCAGTCGCGGTCGCTGAGCCGGACGCTGTTATGCGTCTTCGGTTTCCTTCTCGTCGGCGTCTTCGTCGACCTCTTCGTCATCGGGATCGTCGACTTCATCGCCGCTCTTGATCAGATCGTCGGTGCTGTCCTTCGGCTCGAGGTCGAGTACGAGCTTCCGCTCCTCGATCCCGCCATGGAAACCTTGCATCCAGGCTTGACCTGCAGCAGTGCTCAGATCGTGCGGACACTCGCTTGTTCCACCTCCGAGGATGCCAGTGAGCCTGCCGTGTTGCTTGGCTCGCTCGACCAATGGAGCGCGGGGATCTTCGACGCGGAACAGCTCGAGCTGCTTCTTGTCCAGCGGCACCCCGAGGATGAAGAGATATTCCAAGGTGGCCGACAGCTTGGAGACGACGGTCTCGATCTTGCCGGACTTCTTGATCTTCAACGCTTCCTTGGCGGCGGCGAGATGGATGCCCTTGGCTTCGGCATGCTTGATCACCGACTGGTGGTTGTTCTTTGCCACCTGCAGCGCCTCGTTGGCGTCCTTGATCTTGGCGAGGTTCACCGCCTTGACCGCATCTTCCGCCACATTGGTCTTTGGCGGCGCGGTACCCTCCGCCTCCTTCTCCTTCCGCGGGTCGCGTGGGGTGTAAGGATCGAACCCCTTACCGGTACTTGCTTTTGGCTTCTTCGCCATGGATGGCCTCCTTCCGGCCTTACTGCGTGATTTCCGGGGCGATCCATTCGGCAACATCGGCCGCCCAATTTCGGAGCAATTCTGCGAGCTCAATCCGCCTTTGGACGGTCAACCAACGCAGCAATACGGGCGGTTTCTTCTCGGTAGGCCGCATGGTTCGCCCTTGCCTTTTTGATGACAGCGGCCATCTCGGCGACTTCTCGCCGGTCGATGCGCTTTGCCTGTTTGTGGAAGATCGTTTCGACCCTACGACGGGTCCAATTGACGTTCAGCTTCAAGAGCGCGTCGTGCGCTCGATCGAGCATGTTCGATTTGTACTCGTCGATACCGCGCCGGCCGATCACCAGCATGAGCAGATCGAACGCAACCTCTTGATCACTTTTCGCAAGATCGTGCGTGATCCTTGCAACCTCGTGATCGACGAGGTCGCTATAAGTCACAGCGTCGAGAGCGAACGCAGCACCCATCAGGCGGCGGTCTCCTCGACGGGGAATTCGGCCTTCTCTTCCAGGAAGGCGACGGCTTCTTCGGTGGAAACGATCTCGATCTTCGCTTCTTTGGCGAGAAGCACGATCAAGATGATCTCAGGCCCTTTCTGGGGCTCAAGATTGGTCTCCTTTCGGGACAAGGCGGCTTGTGAAGAGCCAATGCGCTTGGCGAGCGCAGCCTGTGACCGGAAGCCGAGACGGTTACGGATGTAAACGATCTGAGGCCCTGTGAGAGTGGTGTTCGGGTCCATGTAGGTAGCACCTGTATCCGTTCTGTATAATCATATGCAGAAGGGATTATTAGATGTCAACCCACATCGGATACGGAAATTTGCGATTGTCCGCCGCTATGAACACAGCGGATAAACCGGAACGCCTGAAGAAGGCTCGTATCAACGCCGGCTATAAGACGCCGGGAGACGCAGCGGATGCACTCGGCGTGCCTCGCCCGTCCTATTACCACCACGAAAATGGCACCCGCGATTTCAGCAACGATGATGCTGTTCGATATGCCAGAAAATATAAGGTTCGGCCGGAATGGCTGATCCTTGGCATCGACGCTGATGACGCTCAAAAGTCATCTCGAGTCATTCGTGAGGTCGACGCCCGCGCCGGTGCCGGCGGCGGCGGCCTGGGCGAGATGATCACCCATACCCAGAACGGATATTCGGTGGACGCCGATGCGGTCCGGGACGTCTGGAGCGTTCCAGACTCATTCTTGCGCGGCGTGCTTCACACCGAACCGTCTGCGGCTTGGATAATCGAAGTGTCTGGCGACTCGGGATACGACCCGACAAATCCACATGCACCAGGTTCGTTGTTTTCTGGGGATCGCGTAATCTGCGATACTCGGGACCGGCGGCCGTCACCTCCCGGCCCGTTTCTGGTGTTTGACGGCACCGGCTTGGTGGTTAAGCTCGTTGAAATCGTTCCGAAGTCTGACCCGGTCCGCATCCGATTGAGCAGCCGCAACCCGTCTTACTCACCATATGAGGCAACGGTAGAGGAAGCTTTCATCATCGGCCGGGTTAAAGGCCGGTTCTCGGTGATGTGATGGCTGTCTTCCTGCTTCTTCTCATCGTGGCCATCCTGCTCTTCGGATCGTCGATCGTCATCGGAGCGATCGGCAGGATCCTCGGCACTGTCATTGCCGTAGGCTCAGCCGTATGGGCCATCACGGCAATGAACCTTTCTACCGAAGGGGTGGCTCTGATGGTGCTCGCCTTGGTAGCTTTGATCGGCCTCGCGAACTACGTCCTGCAGCAGATGCAGAAGTCTTCGGAGACCCCTGCACGACCGTCTCCACCAGCGGCTTCATCATCAGTGGCATATCGCAAGCACGGCGCCGAGATCGAGGCTAACCGAAAATTCCGCGACCGGTATCTATCCGATAACTGATTATATCATCGACCTGAGCAGCCGCTTGAATTGCGGAGCCTGCAACTCATCACCCTCTTCCATCAATTCAACCAGGTAGACGGCCCGCTCGCGGCGAGCTTCCGGAGAATACGGTTTGAAATCCAGTATCTTGTTCAAAGCGCCGTCGATCTCCGCCATCTCGCCAGCGTGCTGAAGCTGCTGAATCAGCATACGGTGAGCTTCGATCAAACCCTGTAACTTGGCCCAATCGGCCAATCCTCCCTGCATTTCCAACGCACTTCCCCTGCCGCTTGCACGTCCGATGACGCGCCCCTGAAGGACGCCAGCGCCGAACAGTTCCTGACCTTGTGATTGCCTACTCGCTGGCCTGAACGGCGCTCCCCAAGAAGCGCCGCCTCGTATTTCAGTGCCAGCTAACGAATTGCTACCGAGCGTTAGACTTGGTGTATAGTCCATTTTGGTCAACGTCCGCGCTGCATTGCGAACGACGGTTTCCGCATCTGCGAAGAAGGCATCTATCTCGGGTGACGTCGACTTGATGTAGTAGACGTTGCGACGCCCGATGCGAGCTTGGGATATGCGGCCCCGAATCCGCATCGTGTTCAAGTAGCGCAGCACCGATGTTCTCGGCAGCGTGGTAATCTTGGCGATCTGGTAGGCATCCAGGGCCTTGCCCTCGTACTGGCCAAGCCGAATTGCCAGCGCCACGATCATCTCTTCCGTTGGACGCTCCTGCGAAGTCACCAGGGCATGGAGATCAAGCATCATGCGAACCAACACCTGTCGGACGCGCCTTTGATGCACTGTAGCGTCAGGCAATTCGCGGCGGCACCTCTTTAAGCGCCCCCGCGCCACGACTGCCCAGTATGCACAGTTTCGTTGATTTTTTGCACCATTTCGAAGCGTCAACCTATCATCCATAAATCGGCACATCATGCTGCCGAAGCCGACAAATTCCGCGCCACAGAGACGCGAACGCCACAACTTCAATATGTCGCCAGACCTGAAGGAGCTGTTGCTCGAGTCACGCAAGGGCACCGGCAACACCATGAATGGCGAGATCCACGAACGGCTGGAGGCTACCTTCAACGAGCCAACCCAGCGCCTCGCAGCAGCGATATGGCCGATGATGCAAAAGCTTGAACCGTCCGATCGTGAGAAATTCGTAGAATTCATTGCAACCATGGCTAGAGACCAATCCTAACGGCTTCTATCTCCATCTCTTCATTCGAAAGTTTCTGAAGGATGGAGAGGGAGGGTTCCAGGCAACAGACACCCCCTCCCCTATGGCATAGCCAAAGAGGACGGAGTGCCCATTGCCATGTCCTGAAGGCCGGAGCCGGGATGGGACACAAGCAACGACTCCCTCTCGGCGAGTCGGTCCTCTCTTTCAGGCAGCACGGTAGGACTTTCGACACCCGCGCCTGCGGCTAAACCTGCCCGGAGTTGCACCGGATCTCACCGCAAACTGCCTGGAAATGTCGGAAAAGCTTGAGAAATCAGGTGGATTCTGCTATCAACAGTCCACTGGATTTCTGGTCGCCAAACCAAATTCCATCCAGTCAAACCCCGACGTCTTGCAGGACGTGCGGGGTTTCTTCTTTTCTGCCCTATCCGTTTCGTTGTCAACGTTACGGATAATTATATCCATTGTGTATTGACACTCATTTATCCACTTTGCATAATCCGGCTGTCTTGAAGGAGATGGCCGATGCGCCCAACCACGAAAATCCATCTGGTTTCGACAGGTCGGTCTCGCCGCGCAACGAACGCAGGAGGACATCGTAATGAAGTAGGTCCCCATCCCACCCCACTCGATCTCCACCCGGGCAACCTCGTTCTGAATCGGGAACAAGGTTGCCCACTGGAGGCTCTGTCATGAGCCGCCACGATCTGACCCTCGCCGGCATCACGAATGCCCTGGCATCGGCCGCTAAGCCGGCCCAGCTCAACATAGTCCCTGCCGTTTTGGACTTCGGCGGGCAGTCGGCACCGAAGCTCGCCGCATTGGCTCGAGCATCGGAAAAGGTGTCCGGAGCCGTTCACGGCGGCACGGCATTTTCGCAGGTTCTCAGCGCTACCGATTTCGCGGTCTTGAAGTCGTTCGTCGACTCGATCGCCCCTGAATTCGCATTGGCCACCGCTGGCTTTGGTCGGGATGTGAAGACCGACCAGCAGCATAGCCGCGACGGCTACAGCCACCCTCTCGATCTGGAGAAATTGTGATGCAGTCCCCTTACGACAGGGAAGTCGCCACAGCCGCGCTTATGCTTGACGACAAGCCGGCATGCCGGCAGCGCGTGCTGGTCGCCCTGGAAGAACTCATGCAGTTCGATGACGACTATGAGCTTCGTGCCGTCGTTCGCCGGCGATACTGCGACCTCACATCTGATTCCCAAGCGAAAGCCTCCGAGGACAACGGTCGGACCAGCGCCGCGATGTGCGCCCCGATGACGGGAGAGGCGAGTAGGCTCGCTGCCGGGCGAACGGCAGCACAGGAGGCGGCTTGTCCTGTAAGTCCGCATGGCTTGTGTGAAGTCGCCTCCACCAATCCAAAGGTGGCGGCATGAGCGCGCTGTACATCCAAGTAGAGCGAGACGGTGAGTGGCGAAACGTCACCACGATCAAGCTTGATCCGAAGTCGCACAACACTGATGCGGATCGCGAGTATCGGCGCGCCTACAGCGAAGCGGAGCGCCAGCTCACCGGCTGGTCCTCATATGGCGGCTTCATCGGCATGCCACTGCGCATCGCGGAAGAGATGCAGCGCGGAGGCTACAGGGAGGCGAAGCCGTGACGGATCGCGTCACCGAAGTAGCCTTTGGCATCTACCAAGAATTCACCCGGGAGCGTGATCCGGAACGGGCAAGAACCCGGTTCGAAAAGCTCCCCAACACCACCCGAAGACAATTCGAACGCGAGGCGAAGGCGGCAATCCGCATCGCTGATGCGACCCGTGATGGAGATTTCCTGTGACCGACATCCCTCTTTTCGACAATGACGTCGACGGCATTACATCCATCGGCCAGCAGACAGCCAAGATTGTCAGCCGGCTTGAGCAGGAGAAGACATGGTCCGGCGAGGTGATCGCGGAGGCCGGCATCTACAAGGATCTTCCGCTTGAGACCTATCACTCGGACTGCTGCGACGGTCCGTCAATCTCCTCGAGCGGATTGCGCGAGCTGGCGCCACCGAACGGCTGCCCCCTTAAGTTCTGGGACAAGAGCTACCTGAACCCCGAGAAAGCTCCGCCTGTTCAGAAGGACTATTTCGATCTCGGCAATGCGGTCCACACGCTGCTTCTGGGCGAGAAGGGCTTCAACGAAACCTTCGCGATCCGACCCAAAGAGTTCAAGGACTGGCGGACGGACGCCTCAAAAGAGTGGCGCGCGTCGATGGTCAAGGCGGGCAAGAAGGTGCTCGTCCCTGACAACCTCGGCCAGATCGAGGGCATGGCCAATCGGATCGCCAGCAATCAGACACTTCGCGATCTCCTCGATGGTCGGACCGAGAGGTCCATCATCTACCGCGACAAGAAGACGAACGTCTGGGTGAAGGCTCGCCCCGACTGCATCCCGGTGGATACGACGATCGCGGACCTCAAGACCTGTGAAGACGCCTCTCGCCGATCCAGCCTGAACGCCGTGAACAAGTACGGCTATTACATGCAGATGGCGCTGGCGAGCACCGCGCTTGAGCGAGCCGCCGGCATCCAGACAACGGAACACGTCCTCTTGTTCCTCGAGACCGAGCGGCCATGGGCTTACGACCTGCTCCCACTCGACAACCAATACATCTGGGATGGCATGCGCCAGAACCGCGCTGCACTGGACGTCTTTGCCGAGTGCATGCGGACCAAGTTCTGGCCGACCTATTTCACCTCCGGATACACGGCCTCGCCGCCCGACTGGCTTGAGAAGTCGCTGGACAACGACCCCTCCATCCCTGCTCAGGCGGCCTGACCATGAAGATCGAGCGCGCCGTACAAGAGCAGGGTTTCGTGCTTATATCGATCTCGGGGCCATCAGGCTCCGGCAAGACTTATTCCGCACTGCAGCTCGCCCGCGGGCTGGTCGGGCCTGATGGGGAAATCGGGCTTATCGATGCTGAAAACAAACGATCCCGCTATTACGCCGGCGTAGCTGGCGGATTTCATGTCCTCGACCTGACCCCGCCGTTCACGCCCCAGCGCTATGTCGAAGCGGTCCAGGAGTTCGAGGCTGCTGGGTTCAAGGTGGTGGTGATCGACAGCGCGTCCCACGAGTGGGAAGGCACCGGCGGAATACTGGAGCAGGCCGAAGCCATAGAGCAGGCCGCCAAGAAATCCGGCTTGAATAGCTGGGCAAAGCCGAAGGCTGCACATCGCAAGTTTATGAACGCCCTGCTTCAGGCGAGGATGCACCTTATTTTCTGCTGCCGAGTGAAGGAGAAGCACGCCCAGGTCAAAATCAACGGCAAGACCGAGATCGTGAACGAGGGCTTCGTTGCGATCCAGGAGAAGGGCTTCATCTACGAGATGACCCTGTCGATGATGCTGGCCGAGGGAACGAACCTTCCGACCATCACGAAATGCCCCGAGGGTCTTCGGCACATTTTCCAGACCCCTCGCCGGATCGATCCTGAGATCGGAGCCATGGTCCGCAAATGGGCCGAAGAAGGCAAAGCCCTCGATCCGGAGTACGAGGCGAAGAAGCGCGAAGGACTCGAGATCGCCCAGGGCGGCACAGCCGGTTTGTTGGAATGGTGGTCCAACCTCGGCCAATGGCAAAAGCGCCTGGTCGGCGACAAGGAAGAATTCAAATCGATAGCGGCGGCGGCTGACCAGATCAACAACGACATTCAGGAGGCCGACGGCTCAACAACGGTCGCTGACCGGCTGGCCGCTGCGCGCGAGGCTTCTGGCCACACCTCCAGCGGGGAAGGCTTCAGCCACAAGCACGTTAAGACCGAATTGAAATCGTCGGCCGAGAGGGTGTCGGTCGACGGAAGCGCCGGGAGCGAAACCCCGCCCCCCAACCCAGCTCTCGGCGCTGAACAATCCGCAGCGGCGGACCTGGGAGGCGATGGCGAGGCAGGAGAACAGTTGGACCTGCCGGATGCCTCGCCTCCCGCATCGCCGTTCACCGAGGAGGAGGACACCTGGCTGAAGGATGTGGCCAAGTATCTCTGGGCCGTCACGAAGCCCGGTGCGCCGGCTCAAGCCGTCCGAGACCAGGTGGAGCAGATCGTCGAGCATGCCACCTCGGAGACGATTTCCAAGGATGCGCGGGACTATGCCTGCGAGCTGCGCGACATCTGCATCAACATCTGTGAGCGGAAAGTCAGCCTGGAAGATGGCAAGGCTAAACTGATCGATGCCAGCGGCGTGAAGTCCGAGGAGCTGCTGTGATGGCCGCTCGATTCCCGCGTCACGCCGAGGCTTTCACCGGGTCATCCGCCAAGGGGCAGAAACGGCCGAGGGTGAAGCTGGAGGACCATCTCCAGTTTATTCGCACCCTGCCCTGCCTGGTCACAGGCCGGCGCCCGGTCGAAGCGGCCCACATTCGCTACGCAGACATGCGGCTCGGCAAGCGCGGCACCGGTATGGGCGAGAAGCCCGACGACCAATGGGTCGTTCCGCTCAGCCCCGAAGCCCATAGGGACCAGCACCAGCATGATGAGATGGCGTGGTGGAGGTCAAAGGGTATCGATCCTGTTGTCGTCGCCCTGGCGCTCTGGAAGGCCAGCGGTGACGAGGAAGTCGCTTGCGAGATCATCAGGAGGACTCGGTCATGATCCTCCTACGCTGCCACAACATGATCCCGGCTCACGTCAAATGGTACGTATCAGACGGTAAGCTGTTTGAGACGTGGCTGTTCTGGGGCACGCGCAAGCAGTGCGAAGTTTATATCCGCACCAATTCGGAAGCCCTGGTCCCCCTCGAAGCGCCGGGAGGCTCCCATGCCTAACACCGCCGATATAGCCGCACAGGCCGCTTGGCTGGTCACGAACGGACCGGATGGGCGTTGCTCGAAAGTCGTTGTTGGTTTCGAAGACCTCCGACGCGAGGTGGTTGCCGCAGTCTTTGGCGATCCCGACGATGCCAGCGACGAAGCACAAGCGATGCGTGACCGCCTTGACGAGCCGAGCGAATGGGATGGCGATCGCTGGTCAATCGACTGGAGCTTTGAGGATGGATACCTCAATGTCCAGCGCGTCACTCACCTACCCCGCATCCTAGCAGCGATAGAGCCGCAGGCGGGGGCGGAGCCGGTGGGCGAAGTGGTGAATCTGACTGGCTCACTCAACGACATGGCCGTCATCCAATGGGTGAGCGGCTTCCAACCTATTCCCGGTGCCAAGCTCTACACCTCCCCCGTCACCGCCTCAGATGAGAGAGCGGTGCAGGCGCTGACGGTCGAAATCACCGGACTATTCAGAGCCTTCCTGCATGGAGCCAACGGCAGCAAATCAACTGAACCGTTTAATGTCGCAACATGCTGCCGGGTTTTCTCCGACGAGGTTCGCGCCGCTCTGTCTGCCGCCCTCGCCGCCGCGCCCAAAGCACAGCCAGTGCAGGACATCGCCTCAGAGAAGGCGGCGGGCGCGCTGGAGCGGGCAAAGGCAACACTGGAGCTATATCATCGGGGCGGCCTTGGCGATGAGCATTTC